TTGGTAGGCGCGATTGGATTCGAACTAATTTGCCAGGGGCGCGCTGTCGTGCTTGGTCGCATCGTTCATGGTGGCAGAGTCGCCAAGCGTCGACTGAAATCCCCGCGAACTCCCCCGGAAACTTCCCCAGGAATGAGCTCACCCCACGAGCCACCGCCAGGCGCACACTTGGCCGCATGAAGCAGATCACCGTTTATAACTGGCGCCTGAAGGCCCAGACCCACGGCGGCGCCGTCTACCGGACCCGCCACAAGCTCACCGAGGACGAAGCGAAGGCGCGTGATCCAGAGGCCGTGGCCTGCGAAGGAACGGGTGAGGTCCGGACGGTCTACGAGCCGGGCGACGAGATGCCGCCTTCACACACGTCGCCGCCGCGCCGCCGCGAATGAGGTACCGACGCGCGCCGGGCTAATCGACCGCCACAGTGTCCGCCCAGGCCCTGGCAGGGTCGATGGTGGACGCCTTGCGCTTGTGGTCCCACTCGACGGATGTGACACCCCACGCGCTGCGCAGCAGCCGCACCAGATCGCGCCATGCGCCGGCCGGCGTGCCTCCGTCGATACGGCTCATCGTCGCGTGCACGTAGGCCTTGCCGTCAGCCGTCAGGTCGACCTGGGCGATGACGTCGGGCGGGTCGCGCTCGGCGAAGCTCTTGCTGGCCGAGAACAGGCGGGCCGTCAGGCGTGTTGGCTGCAGGTTCCAGGGCATCGCATCACCTCGGCCAGGCGCTGACCAGCGCCGCGTGACGCGCCCGGCAGTCAGCCGCGGCGCCCTCCCGGGCCTCCACGACCTTGAGCACGTCGGCCAGGGGCGCAGAAGCCCCCTGCGGGTAGTCCGGGCCGGCTGAGCATGGCATGGCAAGCGCGGCAGGCGGCGGGTCGTGAGGCCTAGTAATCCGCGCCGGCACCCCGCAGCCGATCAAGCCAAACAGCAGGAATAGGCACATCGCCCAGCTCAAGCCCCTTCCCAAGGGCGCCGGCAGGCGGGCAAATCGTCGCGTGGAGCGCATAGACAGACTCCGGTGAGGGGTTGGTGGCCCGGCGGGCGATTGCCGCACGCTGGGCCTCGTATTCGATGCCGGCGTTGCTGGCCCGCAGAAGGTCGGCATTGCGAAGGTCCAGGGCGGCGCGCTGGTCGATGACCTTTTGCGCGTCCCACTTGCGCTGGACCGACTGCGCGCCGTGACGGTAGCCGTAGCCTGCGGCGGCAGCGACAAGCGCCATCCCGCCGACGGCTTTGGCCCAGAGCGGGATCACGCCGCCGCCTCCATGGCCGCGGCGTAGTTGGCTGGCCAGCGGTCAGGATGAGGCTTGCCTGGCCGCCAGCACCGCTCGTAGTAGGCCCAACCGCCTTGCACGTCCCCCACGGCCGGTAGGCGCTGCTTGTCGGTCAGCAGCAGAAGACGGCCGAAGGCGAACGCCAGCACGTCGTCCGTCTCCAGGTCTTCCCAGACCACAGAAGACAGCGTCGACGGCACGCGGCGTGCGACGCAGACCTGCAGGGCCATGTCGCGGGTGGCCGGGTGGTTCATTACGCCGACGACACCGCCGCCACGCTCGAATTGCAGCAGGCCGCGCGCGGGGCCCTTGCCGCCGCCGGCCACGCGCTGCACGCGCGCCGTGAGACCCGACTCCTGCAGGCCGATGGCCAGCAGCAGGACCCGTGCCTCGCGCAGATCCAGCCGCGGCGGCAACAGCGCCAGCGCCTGGTTCAACGCACCGTCGTTGAAGCCGCGGGCAAGGTCGACCGCCGCGCTCACGGTTCACCCTTCACAGCCCGACGGATCTGGTCTGCGGTCTTCAGCGGCTGTCGCTTGAACCGCTTCGCCAGCACCGACACACCCCCAGCCAGGAAGTAGCCCAGCGCCCCGAGAGCGCCGTCCACCGCTCGCGCGCTGATCTGCGGCACCCACTGCTGAAGGATCGCCAGCGCCACATCGCCGAAGAGATGGGAGCACGAGAACGCCACGAAGAATCGGGCGAACAGCTCGCCGCGGGTCTTGGGCATGTCGACGGCGACCATGATCGCCGCCCCGAGCCCGGCCGGCGCCAGCTTCGAGAGTGCAATCCCTGCAGCGGCGCTCGTCGCCGGTTCGCTCATGACCTGACCCTTCATGGTGTGCCCGGCGTCCGATATGTGCAGGTGCATGGAGTTGGCATGCTAGGGAGCGGTCGGCCAGACGATTGCCTCCACTTCGGCCCGGGTTTCAGCGTCCGACAACTGCGCCTTCAACGCCTGCGACGTGGCGAAGTTGGCCGCTCCCTGCGCCACCATGGCTGAGTAGAAGGCCTGCCAGGTCGCCAAATCCGTGATCGGGACATAGCTGTTGTCGTCGGCCTTCCAGACGCCAGGCCAGCCATCTGGAAAGGCACCCGTCAGCGCGACGAATCCGTTGGTGCCGTCGATGTCGCTCCGGCTCAGTTCGTCGGTGCTGATCAGCTTGCCGGCGAACATGAACCCGGCCCGGTTAGCCGCGAGGCGCGCAGCGTTGATCTCAGCGTTCTTGGCGGCCTTGAGCTCGTCAAGCGAGCGAGGGTCAACGATAGCCAGTGCGCCGTCCACGACGCGCACCTCGCAGCCTGCAGGGCATGCCGGGAAGCCATCAAATGTCCCCAGCAGAACCGCGCCAGGCGGCGCGTCATCCGCCGATTCGATGTGCAGCACCGAATCGACTCGCTGCGTGCCAGGGGAAAGGATCGCAAAATCAACGGTCATGGCGCGCCACCGTTCCAGTAATAGGTGATCGTTCCCCGGCCAAGAGCGACTCGGCCGTTGACGTCGGTCACTACGCACACCAAGGAGATGTACTGCGTGTCCGGCGCCGATGAACCAGCGCTCGACCGGGCGTACAGGTCGCACTTGTCGTCATCGGATGCAATATCTCGCCACGCTGTTTTCGACTCCGGAAGCACGTCGGCATCGGAGAAGACGGCCCAGCTGTAGGTGTACGGCGAGACCCCGCCGCTCGGTGTTACCGTCACGTTGCCGAGGTGCTTGGTGCCGTTGCCGCTGGTGGAAGCGGTGCTGCTGTTGTTCAGGCTGGCCGTGAAGCTGTTCAGCTTGATCAGCAGGCCGCTGGACGGCTTGTACCTAAGGTAGGCGTTCGCGTCGCCGATGTCGATGGCAGGCTCGCCGCCATTCCAGCCGAGGAAGAATCCGGCCGTGGTGTGTCCATAGCTCGGCTTGTCCGACCGGAGATATCCGCCGGCCGCAATGTCGACCGTACCCAGGTAGTTCGTCAGCGCGGACAGCGTGCCGATGCTGGCCAAGTTGATGTTGGCCAGGTTGATGATGGCGCCGCTGATGTAGGTCGATGCGTTGGCGGCCGTGATCGCGTTGATGGTCGCCATCGCGCCGGCACCGAGGCCGGACAACGTCACTGCGCCGCTGACACTGGGGCCGCCGCTCGCGCTCAGCGTGCCGCCCGCGCCGATGCTGATGCTGATGTCGCCGTTCTTGATGGCTTCGCTGCCCGCCAGCGCCGCGAGGTTGGCCGGCCGGCCGGAAAGCGTACTGCCCCACACCGCGCCATAGGTCGCGTTCAGGTCGCCCGAGTAGCCCAGGCCGCCGATGGTGACGGCGCCGCTCGCGGCGGGCCCCCCCGACACAGACAGCGTGCCGTTTGAGTTGACGGTCAGGCTGATCGCACTGTTCTTGACCGCCGTGTCGCCGAGCACCGAGCCGCCGGAGTCCTTCAGGTTGGTGCCGAGCTGGGCGCCGACCGTTGCGTTGTCCTGAGGCTTGCCGCCGCCAGACACGCCAGTCCAAGTTGCGGTGGTAGCTGCCGTGTCGATGCGAGCCTGAGTCCACTTGCCCGCACCTGTAGGACCCCACGGACCAGGGTCACTTGCGTTCCCTGCGACCTTCTCTGCTTGGGCGCGGCACGCAAAGAGCCAACTATCCGACTGCCCTGCGACCGTGCCGTACTTGCGAATGGCTACGAGAATCGTATGGGCGCCGGTTGGGATGGTGCCGGCGACATACACGCGTTTGTAGCCGGCGAGCGTGATGCCGCCTGACGCCTCTTGGTTGTTTGCGCCTTGGGACTCACCGGCACCGATGTTGGCGATGATCGTTCCGGAGGTGTCCAGCACCCACGCGAAGACCATGCTGTTGCAGCGGTGGACAGCGACGTAGGCGCTGATGACATACCGATCGCCTGGAGCGACAGTAATCGGGTCCGATACGACCTCGGCATAGCCGGTCTGAGTGTTGTTGTTTTGGTAGATGACCAGAGTGCCCTCACCCTGTCCGCGATTCAAACACCAGGTGTTCGGGTCAGTTAGGCCGTTGACGGCCCATTGAGCGCCGAAAGAGTTGTTGCCCATCCCCCAGTTGGACTGGCCCGCTCCGAAATCGCTGTTCGGGCACATGTTGGCGCCGGCCGCGAGGTAGCTGTTGTCCACCTGCACGCCTGCCGTGCCGATGCCAGTGAGCACGCCACCGCTGACGCCGATGTTGCTGTTCAGCCAGCCGGAGGCCGGCGTGACGTAGCTGCTGGGCACGCTCGAGGCCGAACCGGTCCTCGTCGACAGGATGACGTTGCCGAACTCATCCTGGATCTGGATGCCCTTGGCGACCAGATAGCCCGAGGTCGAGATCTGGAAGTTGCCGCCTCCGATGTTCATCTCGCCGGCGGTGATCGACCCCATGTTGGCCGTGATGGCGCTCAGCGAGCCGACGCGCCACGTCGACAGGTACGGCGAGCCCCAGACGGTATTGCCGGTGGCCGGGTCATAGATGCCGTCCGTCTGCATGATGGACTCGTCGGCCGCGATGGTCGGCACGGTGCCGCTCCACGTCTCGCCGCGGCCCCATGCGTTGGTGGCCGGAAAGCTGGTCGGGCCGGCCGTCGTCACGGTACCGCTGCCGATGGTCGAACCGCTGACCTTGGCGTAGGCGATGCGCGCGCTGGCGCCGGCTTGGCCAGTATCGCCGTTGCTGCCCGCATAGCCGTTGGCCGCAATGCTGGCGGAGGTCCAGTTGATCGCCGTCGTGGCTGAGGTGGTCGCGTCCTGCAGGCGCACCGAGGCCTTGAACAGCGTCTGCCCCGCCGTCGGCGACGTGCCCGGCGTGCTGCTCCAGCCCGACGGCACCGAGCTGACCGCCTGGGTCGACCAGGTGTAGGTCGCAGAGCCGGTGAGCGCCGGCAGCGACACGAGGTTCACGGCCCAGGCGTAGATCGCCACCTCGACCGACTGCACGCCGGCCCCGTTCTGGCCGACCGCGACCACGGACGCGCCAGTCCAGTAGGCGATGGTCGTCGTGTCGCCGCCCGCGGCGGCGATCTGCACCGTGGTCTGCCAGAGTTTCATCCCCGCGGTGCCAGGGTTTGCCGGGACGCCGATCTGCCACCCATTAGCGCCCGTGTAAGAGGTCTGCGCGCCCGTCGCCCAGGTGTAGGTCGTCTGCCCCGTGGGCCCGCTCGGCTGGGTCGGCGACCATTGGTAGAGGGACACCTGGGCGTACTTGGGACCGGGGGCGCCGTCATCTCCAGGCGCGCCATCCTCGCCGTCGTAGACCTTGGAGATGGTCATCGTGTCGGCATAGGTGTCGCCACCTTCCACGATGGAAGCCCGCACCGTCACGGTGTCCGACCCCATGTTCGCGAAGGTGAGCGTGCGGGAAGGGCCAGAGCCGGTCAGCGTCGCTGTGCCGGATGTCACCGTCCAGGTGAGGTCGTCTTCTTCCAGCGACCCGACGTTGGCCAGCAGCGTGATGGCCGACGGCGAGCTGCTGCCGCCGGCGCCGACCTTGAAGGTGATCGCGTTCGACTTCAGCGTCACGGCCTTGATGCCGGCTTTGCCACCCACCAGCGTGATCGAGTTGGTGATCGCCGCCGAAGATACGCCGAGCGCGTTGAACGACTTCACCGAGACCTCGTAGAACCCTGCGTCGATGCCCTGCAGGTCGATGGTCTGCTCCGACGTCTCCGGCAGGTCCACCCACCAGCCGTGATCGACGCGGTAGCTGAACTTGTGCCGCTTGCCCGTGGAGCTCGGCACGACGGACATCGTCAAGCTGGTCTTGTTGATGGTCTTGTCGGTGTAGACCGTCTCCAGCAGACTCAAGCTCTGGGGCGGCAGTGAGTCGGTCGACAGCCGCGTGACGACGGGCTCATCCAGCACCAAGCCCAGTTCGACAGCATCGAACTTGCTCGGGTTGTGGGCCACGCCCGTGATCTGGTACTGGTTCTTGCCCTGCTGCTCTTCGACACCCATGCAGCGCCACAGCGTGGGCTCCAGGCCGGCGCTCTGCAGCACCCACACCGTCCCCGTCACAGGAACCGCGGAGAAGGCCGGTGTGACGTTGATCACTGACGCGGCCGGGTCCGCGCTGTTGGTGACGGTGCGCTCCTCAACCACGTAGCCCATGTGGCTACCGGGAGCCGGCTGCAGGACGCTGATGGTGTAGTCCTCGCCCGCTGCCAGGTTGGCGGGCGCGTCGAGCTGGACCTGCGTCAGGGTGGCGGTGACGATCCGGCCGCCCTGGCGCTCGCCCGCCACCGATGGATCGGCGATCTTGAAGATCTTGCCCGGCGCAGCGACAGCGCCGTCGCTGCCCACCGTGAACGTGACGCTCTCGCCCTCCATCTGCTCCGTGTAGCGGGCCCATCGGCACAGGCGCGCGGCCATCGCCCGACTGGTGCAGCCCAGCGGCTTGATCTCCAGCTCGCGCATGCCGTAGCGTGCGATGAGGTCGGACGGCGCGTAGACCTCCGGCACCGACTTCCCCATCTGGGTCATGTCCGTCCAGTAGGCGATGAAGACGGAGTGCATGCCCCGCTCACTGCTGTCCTGGTAGGCGAAGTTCCCGTCCACGACGTTGGCCGGCGTGTAGAGCAGGCTAGGCTCCTCCGGCGCATCCTGGAAGGTGTCGAGCGTCGAGCCGGTCCAGTAGGCCATGCCTCGGAACACTTCGGCCAGCAGCTGCATCAGCTTGAAGGCCTCTTGCCGGTCCATGATCTGCACGTTGATCGTGAACCGCGGCTCCATCCCGCCCTTGCCATCTGGCACGAGGCCATCTGAGTACTGGCCGATCTTGTAGAGCGACCACTTGTTGATCTGCGACTCGTCCAGGAACGCGCCGAGGCCATAGCGCTCGGACGTGGCCATGTCGTAGAACACCCAGGCTGGGTTGTTCGTGTAGGCGATCTTGAAGGTGCCGTCCCAGGTCCCCGTATAGGCCCGCGTCACCGGGTTGTAGTTCGTCGGCACTCGCACACGCAGGCCGCGCCAGTGGAAAGCACGCGACGCCACCGAACTGAACTGCTCCGCGTCAATGCTGGTCAGCGCGTAGCCCGTGTTGGGGTATCGCAGCTTCACCGACTGGATGGCCGTGTAGCTGTACCAGCTGAACGCGTTGACGATGGCGCTGCTGGTCGAATCTGGGGTCGTGCGACGGACGCGGATGTCCCACGGCGCCGAGCCGGGCAAGTCGAACTCGACGGTGCGCGTGTACTCCGCCATCGTCTTGCCGTACAGGGTCTGGACGTTCACGGCCACGAAGCCGCCCCCGTTTGACTGCACGTCGATGGCCCAGCCGAACGACGAGCCGCTGAGGTTGCCGTTCGTGGTGTCCTGCTGAGACAACTGCGGCACGGTGATGGTGACGCGGGCCTTGTCGTAGTCCGGGTTCGTGATCGTGCGAACCACTGGCGTCGCATAGGTCACATCGGTACCGACCGAGAACTCCGTCTTGACGCCGTCGAAACCCGGCAGCGCCGGCTGGCCCTGGGTGCCCACCTGCCAGGCGGCATTGACGCCCGTGAAGTTGTAGCTGCCGTCGGCGTTCTGGATCGGCACGCCGTCCAGGTAGATCGACTTGAGCCCGTCGACCAGGCCCTCGCACTCGCCTTCCGAGATGACGTCCATTACCTCGGCGATCTGTGTCGAGCGCAGCGTGTCCCGGCTCTCCGTGGCGCCGGAGCCGCCGCTCTTGCCGCCGCGGCCAGCGATGTCCGGCGCCGTCATGCCAGAGCCTTCTCGACGGCCTTCAGGCCTTGCGACGCGACGACCGATCCGCACATCACCTCGCCATAGACGACGGGCACCGCGACGCCCTGCCGGGTGACATTCACCGGGCCGCTGAAGCGGTACGAGTTCTGGCGGGCATCCTCGGCCGCACTGGCTGCGGTCTTCGCGGCGTTCATCTGCATGATGCCGCCGACGGCCAGGCCGATGCCGGCGCCGATCATGGCCATGCCGGTCGACGTCGTCGAGCCGTAGCTGAAGAAGCCGACGATGATCAGGATGACGCCGATGACGATGCTGAGCACGCCCTGCTGCTTGCGGCCCTCCACGACAGGCACGATGAACACCGGCTCACCGCGGCCGATGGGCGCGTCCAGTGCTTCGGCGCTGATGTTGCCTTCCACGTCCTTGGTGCCAGCGAAGATGTGGAATCCCGGCTCATGCCCGATGACGTCGCGGCGAAAGCCAGGGATCATCTCCGCCAGGGCCTGGGCCGCCTCGCGGCAGGTCCTGACGGCCAGGCGGTGCACGCGGCCGTACTTCTTGCCCAGCGAGCCGTACAGCCGCACGTCGCGCAGGTTCTCGGGGCCAAGGGACTGGCTCATTCGTCGCTCTCCATGAGGCTCCGGTGCCGCAGGACCGTCGTTGTGTGCCGGCGCCAGTAGCCGACCCAGACGTCCTCGCAGCTCAGGCGCCCGTACAGGTGGTGATAGATCAGCGCGGCGCTCGCGTCGACGACCACGGCGGCGTGGTTCTCGACGTCGGACTTGACCTGCATCAGCAGCGCGTCGTGCTTGCGGATCTGGACCTTGTCCGGGTGGCCCACCTCGACGAAACCGGCCGCCGCGAAGTTGTCGCGGTACAGGTTGGCGATGGCCTTGCCGCCCTCGCCAGAGTTCCACCAGCCGTCGGGCCGCTCGAAGTCGGGGAGCGCGATGGCCAGGCGCTGCGCGAAGTAGTCGCGGATCAAGCCGTAGCAGTCCACCGAGCCATGCCAGAAGGTGCGCCCCAGCAGCGGCAGGCCTTCGCCGGTCGGGTGGCATTGCAGGATGACGCCCGAGGGCTCGCTGATGATCAGCCACGGCACATCGCCACGCTCACACATCATGCGGTCGGCGTCGGACGCATGGGCGCTGGCGTCGGGGTGGCTGTGCACGACGGCGACGACCTCGCCAGCGTCCTCGGCCTGAGCGTAATCGGCGGGGTGGATCTTGAAGGCGTCGCGCTGGTCGCCCGCGGCGATGTTGCGGCAGCGCCAGTAGGTGTCGCCGGCCGCGGTGCGCACTACCAGCCCGCAGGCCTCGCGCCGGCCGTCGTGGTATTGCTCCAGCGCGTGCGCGTGGATCACGTCGCCCAGCTCAGAAGAGATCGGGAGCTTGCTCATGATCCCAGCGCTCCCGCGCCCGGGAAGCCGCCGAACGCCAGCTCCTTGTTGGGCCACTGGCGCAGACGGCACGAGCTCAGCCGACGGCCGCAGTCGTCCAGCGCGCTGTCGCTGGTCGGCGTGTCATCCGCCTTTGCGACGGCCGGCCCGGTGTAGCCGCACTCGCCGCCGCGGTACTCCCAGGTGCACGACATGGCCAGCACCTGGCGGCGCGGCAACTGCGTGTTCTGCACGTCCATCGGCGAGCCGAGCTCGAGCTCCACCAGGTACTTGTCACGCCTGGCCGTGCGGTCGATCAGCCAGCGCTCATCTGCATAGCCCGCCGTCGGGTCCGCGCTGGCGTTGCCCGCGGCGAAGTTGACGGCGTCCAGGTACTTGCGCAGCACACGCTTCCGGATGACCGTCGCACCCTTGATGCCGCCGCCGAGCACCAGCAGGCCAACCAGCCCGAAGACGTTGGACACCCGAAGGATCGGACGCGGGAGCGAGCCCTGCACCGAACGGCTGAAGCCCGAGGCCTCGACCGGCATCGGGTCGTAGGTGTTGCCCTGCCACACCACGGGCTGGCGCAGCTCGTTGGTGCCCGCGTGGAAGCGGTAGACCGCGCCGCCCACCGCCGTCGCATCCAGCACGAACAACTCGATGATGGCGTCGTGCCGGAGCTGCGCGAGTTGGATGGCGACGTTGTCGGTCATGGCGAGAAGTCTTGGGTGAAGGTCACACTGAGCCTGAAGACCCCGTTACCCAGGGAAGTCAGCGAGTACTTGGATGCTAGGAAGCGACCAGCAGCACCCATCGGCGGCGTCCATCCGAACGGCGTCACGCCACCCATCGAGTCCAAGAACGCTTTGATGGGCGAGATCTCCGCCGTCGTGCCGGTGAACTCCAGCGGCCAGCTGTCGACCTTGCTGTTGATGCCGTCCGGCGCGCGCTGCGCGTAGCCGTCGCCGAACTTGGTTTCGATGACGCGGAACTCGGTGTCACCCGTCGGCTCCTTGTCGTGCTTCCAGACGAAATCGCTCATGTCACGCCTGCCCGTGCTTCATGCGCCACAGCAGGCCGCCGGGGCGCAGTTCTTCTTGCATGGTCTGCTTGGTGACAGCAGCCATGCGCTCGCCCAGCGCACGCGCAGTGGCCTGGTCGGCGCCGCTTGTGCCGGTCTGGGTCTTGGCCGAGCCGTCGGCCTGCACCGAGACGGCGACGCTGATGCTGATGTTCGTGTCGCCGCCCTGCCCAGCGCCGCCAGCGCTCGGCATGGCCTTGTCCGCCGGCGTGATCTGCCCGCCGCGCGTCGGAAGGAAGTACTGCTGGCCGTTGCTGGCCGTGTACATCTCCGACTCGCCGGTCTCGTTGACGCGGTAGAGCTTGCCGGCGTTCACGCCGCCGCCGTACTGGCGGCCGCCGCCATAGTTCGTGTTCTGGATGGTCGAGATGATGCTGGCCGTCGCGGCAGCGACCGATGCCATCGCCGCCAAGTTCGAAGGCCACGGCAGAGATGCTGCATTGGCAATGCCCGTCTGGATCGCCACGATGGACTGGGCGATGCTGAAGGCCTTCTGAGCAGCGAACACCGCCTGGAATACGCCAGACTGCTCCTTGCCGGCTTTCTGCATGACGTTGAGGATTGACCCGAAGGCGTCTGCCGTGGCGCCGAGCGCTGCACTGTTTGCACTCGCCCGCATGTCTGCGATGCGGCGGTTCATGTCAGCCTCGATGGCGACTTTCTGGTCCGCGTAGATCTGGCTCGATTGCAGGTCGCGCTGGCGCGCCTCCTCCGTGGCTTTCAGCGCCACCGCTGCTTGCTGTCGGATCAGCGCTTCCTGGACATCCGTGCCGCCGGTTGACGCTTTGTATTGAAGCGTTGTGACGACGGCTGAATCGCGCTGCTGCGTCAGAGCCTTGCGGGCATCGATGGCGTCTTGCAAGGCCTTGGTCTTTGCCGCCTCGGCTTCATCGAAGGAGATCTTGCCGCGGTCCAACTGATCCTTGGTGTGTCGCAGGGACTCCTCGTAGATCATGTCAATCTGGGCTGACTGATCCCTGGTGATCGCAAGCTCTCGCGCAGCGCGGGCCTGGGCATCACGCTCGGACCTCTCATCGAAGCTCTCTCGGGCCGCGATCATGGCCGCCACCTTTGCACGCTCGGCCTGTGCAGCGGTGATGATGCCCTTCTGCTCGAGCGAATCTGCGCGTCGGAAGGCTTCATCACGCAAGGCGGCGATGCGCTCGACTTCGTCCGTCATGCTGGCGATGCGCAGTTCAGCGATCTGCTGGGCTTCCTGCTCCTCCACCACGCCGCGCTCACGCGCGTACTTCTTCTTGATCTCCACCCTGGCCTGTTCGTAGACCGCGGCGTTGTTCTTGTCCTCGGCCCGCCGGCGCAGGTTCTCTGCCAGCGCCTTTTTTTCTTCGGCGTCGATCTTCTCCAGCGCGAGGGAGTTTTCAGCGACAAGGCCCTGGTAGTAGGCTTGGGCCGCTTCTGCCTTCGCCTTCAGCTTGCGCGCGGCGTCATCGTCCGGGGCGCTCTTGAGCTTGGACGGCTGCCCGCCAATTTCTGGATTTACGAAGCCACGCCCGCCGCCCGCGCCCTGCTCCCACGCTTCACGCATCGCCTGGCCAGCCAACTTGGCCCGCCCCAGCGTTTTCTTGTCCGCCGCATCAAGCTCGGCGCGGCGCTGGTCGGCGTCGCGCATCATCTCTTCATGGATGGCCTTGGCGCCGGCGAAATCCCCACTCAACACCGCCCTGATCTGGGCGCCGATGCCGCCGATTTCCGTGCCGATGCCTTTGAAGACGAACGCCACGTTGCGGCCTAGCACGCTCAGCGTTTGCCACACCAGATCCGCAGCGTCCGCGACATAGGATAGGACGTTGCGCGTCGACTCTCCCCACTGCTTTATCGCTTCGTTTCGTCCGAGAGCGGTCGCGCCGTCATTCGCAGCGGCGAACTGCTTTGCCAATTCCTCCAGCACGTCGGCCAGGCCCTTCGATGCGCCTGTGACCATGGCGCTGCCGCCGCTCAGCTTGTCGTACTCGAGAGCCAGCAGCGCCGCCGCGTCTTGCGCCACTTGCATGGCACCAGAGATGGTCTGCGGGAACTTCTTGAAGTCGGCGTCGATCTTGGCGGCCGACTTGGCCAGTGCGTTCGCGACGACATCGGCCGTCAACTTGCCTTCGCTGCCGAGGTTCTTGAGCGCACCGATGGGAACGCCGATGCCATCGGCGAGCTGCTTCATCAGGTAAGGCGCGCTCTCCATCAGCGAGCGAAGTTCATCGCCCTGTAACTTCCCAGACCCCAGCGCCTGGCCAAACTGCACCATCGCGTTCTTGGCCTCGACGGCGGATGCGCCAGACACCTTGATCGCCTTCGCCAGCAACTCAGTGATCTGCAGCGTGTCGTTCTGGGTGCCGCCCATCTGCAAGATGGACTGATTCAGTCGGTTGAAGACCTCGATGTTGCCGGCCACGCTGGTCTGCGTCCGCCGGCTGATATCCACCAGCCGGCCGAACGCGTCAGCGCCCTGCTCGACGCTGCCGGCAGCGACTTCGACCCGCGCTTGCAGCAGGCGGATCTCGTCAGCCAGTTCGGCAACCTTGAGCCTGGCAATGGCGGCCACCAGCACGCCGACCGCCCCGGCAACGGCCGTGAGCTTGGTCCCGAACTCGGCGAGGCTGCCCGAGGTCTTCTTCAGCTCGCGGTCGACGGCGCGCTGACCATCGATCATCGCCCTCGTGTCGAGTGCGACCTCGTAGTAGATCCCGCCGACGTTGGTGCCCTTGTTGTCAGCCATGGCGCGCCTCGTGTGCCTTCATGGTGGCCTCGTACTCCTCGCGGGTCGGCACGTCGCGCTTCTTGTTGGCACGGTCCGGGAACTTCATCTCGAACATCGTCTGAAACTCGGTCATCGACAGGGCCGCGGCGTCCTCGCTGGACAGGCCCAGGTGCACGCGCGCCGCGCTGACGTACTCGGCGGCGTGGAACTCGGCGGAGAACTTCCCGTCACCCTCGCCTGAGTCCGGCCTGGCTTTGCCCACGATCCCGTGCCGCATGAGGTGCTGCGCCACGATGACCTGTTCGGACTCCGGCATGGCGCCGGGGTGCCAGCCCTCCTCGTCTCGCCAGCCGATCAGGCCGGACGCATCCTCCTGATCGCACAGACAAGCCAGGACATAGGCCGCTTCCTGCGCGGCGTTCTGCCCATGCAGGGCGGCGAACAGGCGAACGATCTCACCGGGGCTCCCGAGCGAGGCGATGCGGCCGAGCGACGGCCGGAAAGTGAAAACGGCCTCGCCCGCCATGACGCGAACGAGGCCGGACTCGACAAGCATCAGATGTCGAAGATCGAGATCTTCAGACCGGTGCCACCGGTGACGTGCACGTTGCCCTTGGTGTACGCGCTGATTGTGCTCAGCACGACGGCGACGCTGAGGCCGGCGCCGACGACGATGGCCTTGCCGGCCGAGACGTCGACGGGGCCCAGGCCGGGCACCGTGACCGTCGTGCCGCCATCGCCGTCCACGGTCGCGGTGAGCGAGCCGCCGGTCGGATTGCGCAGCAGCATCAGCTGCTTCTTGCTCGCCTTGACGGTGATGGTGTCGTCGGCGCTCAGCGTCTGCTCGTTGGCCGCGAAGGCACCGGACTGGCCGGCGTCGATAGAGGTGATGGCTGCCATGGGTCAGGCTCCTTGATTTAGCTGGCGCGGGTGTAGACGACGTTGCCGTTGCTCATGGCAGTGAGGCTCCACGTCGCGACGTCGGAATACGGGCGGTCGTCGGACCACTCGCTGACGATGAAGGGGCCTTCCCACTTGTCGCCGTCGGGGTCGGTGATGCGCAGCCAGACCTTCGGCTGGTTGTTCGTGCCGGCGCCCGGGCTGATGGCCTGGACCTTCATGTTCTTCTGGTTGGAGACGTCCTCGCCATAACTGACGCCGTCGCCGCTGAACTCGACGGACTTGAACGTCACCAGGTTCTCCTTGGTGAAGCTCGGCGAGTCGTCAGCTGTGGCGTCCACGGTGTCCCAGGACGCTTTGATGCTCTTGCCGCGCATGGCGCCCAGGCGGGCATAGCTGAGCGAGTTCGGATCGGCGTTTTCGAGCGCGATGGCGAACTCGACAACGACGTCACGACCGGTAAATTTCGGAGAGGGCATGGTGTGCGTTCCTCAGTTGGAGATTGCCGAGACGGCGATTTCAAAGACGTGCCGCCCGTCGGCGGTCGGGTTGTAGGCCGGCTCGCCCGGCTGGATGGAGATCAGGTCGCCGGCACTCTGCTGCGCGGCCTCAATGACGGAGTTGGCCGCGGCCTCGACGTCCTCGAAAGCCTGGTTCGCATGGCCGATCAGGAACAGGGTGAACTGCGGGTAGCGCACGACGTCACCCTTGGGGCCGCCGGCGGGCTTGATGACAGCGAAGCGGTCACTCTTCGCGCCATCGGTCCACACGCCAAGCTGCACCCGCCAGTCGGGCAGCAGGGGCTCGATGAAAGACGCGATGGCCGAAGCAGACATGCCATCGCATGCTAGGAAGACCGTTTCAGGTCTTGATCGCGCCAGTGAGGACGGCCCTGATGTTGGCCTCGGCGTTCTTGAAGCCCTTCGACAGGAATAACTTCTCCGCACTGGCCCTGCGGAAGTTCTGCGGGTGCTTCGGGTCGTGCACCGGCAGCGCATAGGCGGCCGTGTAGCCGACGGTGCCGAAGATGCGCGTGCCTTCCTGGGTCACCTGCTTGAACTGCGAGTTCAGGAGCGTGGACGTGTCAATGGGCGTCAGCACGCTGGCCTCGCTGGCTCCCAGCACAAGGGCCTTTGTCATCGCCGCGGCGGCCTTGCGCTGGCGGTCCTCGATGAACTCGGGCAGGCGGTTGACGACGCGCACCCCGGCCATCAGGTGCTTACCTCGAAGTCATCGGCCAGGCCGTCGAAGGTGTCGGCATAGCGCTGCACGCCCCGCACCTCCAGCGCGCCGGCGGCGACCGGGTCCGCCTGGCCGGCGTGATCGCCGATCAGGACCCGGTCCTGCTGCTTGATGTCGGCCCGCTCCGTGTAGATCATCTGGCGCGTCACGAACTCGACGCCGCGGCCATCGGTGCGCCGCTCAGCCTTCGCGGCGTAGTCGCAGGCAAAGGTGACCGGAGGCCCGAACACTTCCACCCCTGATCGGTCATTGCGGCCCAGCCAGGGCCAAAGCGTGGCGGTCGACGTGTAGGACCAAGCGGCGGAAGCGGACATGCAGGCGATGCTAGGTAGCCTCGGCCACCTCGACCGTCTTCCATTCCGCTTCGGTCAGCCCGCGGTCGTTGAGATAGATGGCGGTCATCTCGGCGTGCGCGTGGCCCAGCAGCGTCTGCACGGTGGCGGGCGGCATGCCCTCGGCGATGTAAGTGCGGGCCGACAGGCTGCGCACCTCGTGGAGCGATGGCCACTCGAATTGCTTGTAGGCGGCCGGGCCGACGACCGGGCCAGTTGTTGCACCGCGCAAAGCGGGGGTGATTACCCCAGATTTCCTGCTGTCTACTAGGCACCGTTTTCAGCTGCGAAGACGATCCAGTTTCGTGCTGCGAATAGGCGGGGCCGTTCCGCATAAGCGAATGATGACCGTCAACGGCCTGGCGGTCGTCCACAAGCACCTCAGGGAAACATCAGATGACGACCAAGAAATCAACTCAACAGGCCGGCAAATCACCAAGCAAAATCAAAGAGTTAGTAGCTAAATCCACTCCTCAACAGGCCACCCCGCAGCAGGCGCCGCTCGACCTTGGCATCGAGGTGCAGCGGGACGTCAACGGCATTGAGATGGGAGTGTTGGAGAACGGCATTCCCTACCTGACGCAGCGTGGGCTATCCGACGTGACGGGCATCGCACGAAACGTCATCCAGACCATCACCAAGGAATGGGAAGAGCACTTCGACGACGAGATTCTTGGCAAGGACCGGATCTCGTTCTTCAAGGACTACCTGTTCCGAAACGGCTACCGCGAGCGCAAGCTCCACCTCGAGACGATCCAGAACAGCACCATCCACTATGCGTACCCCGACGTGGTCTGCATGGCCTTTCTGGAGTACTACACGTTCGAATCAAAGGCGGACAGCCCAAGAGCAGTCGAGAACTATCGGAAGTTCGCCGGCTACGGGCTTCGCAAGTTCATCTATGACGCGCTCGACTACACGCCAGCAGACAAGTGGAAGTACTACCACGATCGCGTTTCGCTGCTCAAGGACAGTTCGCCGACGGGCTACTTCACCATCTTCCAAGAAGTGACCGGTCTTACTGTTGACTTGATCACGGCCGATCTGCCGGTGAACAGCAAGACCATCGTTGACGGGAGCGTCGGCATCTGCTGGGCAGCCCACTGGAAAGAAAACGATCTAGAGAGTCAATTCGGAGCGCGCATCCCGTATCAGCACAACTACCCAGAGTATTTTCCTCAGGCCCGGAGCAACCCGCAGCCCGCGAACGCCTATCCCGACGCTGCTCTCGCGGAGTTCCGGCGCTGGTTCAAACAGGTGTATTTGTTGACGAAGTTCCCGGCCTACATGCTCACCAAGGCGAAGTTGCTGCCTGGCGGCAAGGACGAGGCCCTCCAGATTGGCGGCATGTACCAGAACAAGGCGCTAGCAGCTCCAGCGGGTAGCCCGCGAAGTCCGGCCAAGTAAGCGGGCCGGGTCCTCGCGGAGGGGCTGGGAAAGTCAGGTGCCGCTACCCATTCGGGTAGTAGGCAACCCCCTAGAAATGTGTAACATCAGGTCACAAACTAGGGAGAGATAGAACATGGCCGAGTGGCAGCAGTGGTGCCTGGTGGGCGTCAGCATGATTTCCGCTGGACTGGGCATCCTTTGGGCGATCCGCAAGGAACCCAGCAAGACGCCAGAGCAGAGGGAGCAGCAGGCCAAAGACGACGCATGGTGAGTTAGGCCACCAGCGACCGAAGCCACGGAGCGAAAGCGCTGCTTGCCTGGAGGCCGTAGTTCGGCTTCGTACCGTGGCGGTCGTCGTACATGTAGCCTGCAGCCACTGCGGCGGCGTAGCTACCGAACAGCGTGTCGACGGGCAGGAACTTTGCGTTGTACGTCTTGGCGAGCCTGATCAACTCAGTCCGCAGGCCGCCATACGTGCCATTGGTGTAGTTCGCGAATCCGCACATGCACGAGGTCGCGATGGCCAGATCGCCGTACAGCTTGAGCTTGTCCAGGATTGTGACCAACGTAGAGTTGTAGGTTGCAGCTGCCAGGCCGTCGCCGGTGTCATTGATGATGAGCGCCATGATCGTGGCGTCCGGCTGGATGCTGGAATGGAAGTTGACGCCGCTGTACACCTGGGTGTTGCTCGCCAGGTTTGCCACGCGACCCGAGGCCCAAGCACCGCTGACAACGACTGCAACCTTCTTGTTTGTCGGGTAACCGATGACCAGGAACGCCTGGCCAGGCTGCCCAACGGCGTTGTTCATGACGGTAACGATGCCGTCATTGAACTTCGCACTTGTCCGGGTCTCCCGCACCAGCGCATCAGCGCCGGCCGTCTGCTGGCTGTAGTCAGCCCCGATGACGGTACCGTCAGAGGCCTTGATCTGCATTGCGCTGCTCAGCCCGGTGGCTACCGACCGCTGAATCGAATAGACCTCAACGGTGTCGATGCGCTGACCGAAATTGATCGTGATCCCGTCTCCCTGCGCGGGCATGACCAATCGCCGGCCGCCAAGAAATTCCGGCGTTGCGTTGTAGGCGGCAGTGCCGATGAGCGTGACGCGAGGGTCATAGCCGCTCGCAGTGAAGCCGGCGTTGACAGACATGTTGCCGTCGCAGGCCCAGGCAGTGTTGATCAGCTCACATCCGCCAAGTGACGGCAAGGAGTCCTTGATCTGCTGCATCGGCGCGTTGGCCCATGCGCCGATGTACGCACCAGTGCCGCCTGTGCCGGCACCTTGCCCGGCGCCATTGCTGTCGAAGATGCCCATGACGATCGGGGGGCGGCTGCGGACGCCAAGCGTCGCGTAGGCCTCAACGGCGGCCTTGAGCGCTGAAGGGGGGCTCCCAGCCCCTGACACCGCACCCGGGGGCAGCACGGTGTTCGTCGACTGGTCGACCGTCACGGGTACCTGGGTGGGCTGCGCGTAGTTGGCTGTGCCCGACACCGCGGTCACGCGCAGCTTCGCCGGCACCTGGTACGGGCCGAAGGTTTGCGAGGACGCATTGATCGTCGTCGTGCCCGTCGGCGCGCCATAGGCGCTCGTGACGGTGGCCTGACCGGTCGTGCTGACACGCACGCTTTCACCGGCATTGAGGACGACATTGGCCGAGTAGCCTTGGGCGAGATCTGGCATGCGGGTCTCCGGTCAGCAGACGACCATGAAGAGGGTGTTGGATGCGGGGTCGGGCCCGACGATGGCCGTGACCGTCCCTGCGGTATCGAGTGCGGCAAGCTCGCGACGCATGAGCGTCAGCGCCTTGTCGTCGTTCTTGAACGAACGGGATGCGCCGCTGGGGGCGCCCTGCGACTGGATGCGGCGCGCGCCGCCGGCGCTGCTCTTGATGGCGACGGCCATGCTCTGGACCAGCACCTTCTTGGTGGCGCTGTAGCCCGCCGCATCCATCGCAGCTTCAGCCGCGGCGACCTCGGCCACCGCGGCGTCGACGATGAAGGATGGGACCGAAACCCCCAGCGCCTGGTCCAGGTACTGCTGGGCCTGTGCGCTGGTGATCACCGGTCAGGCCTTCTTCGTCTTGGTGCCGGCCGCGTCGAGCTTGGCCTGCAGCTCGGCCTTGGCAGCGTTGGCCGCGTCCAGGTCCGCGCTCAGCTGCTTGTTTGCCAACTCCAGGCCAGCGACCTTCGAGTCGGCCGCGTCGAGCTTGGCCTGCAGCTCGGCAACCTGCTGGGCATGCTCCGCGCGCTGGCGGTCGATGAACGCGGTCGCCTCAGCGCGTAGCGCTTCCAGCGGGTCGGCCAGCGGCGGCGCCTCGCCGGCAGCCACGGTGACCTCGTCGTCATCAGCCGCAGGCTTGCACTTACCGACCGCCCAGACGGGCACGGCCGGCAACTCGATGACGTCACCGACCTTCGCGCCGGCAGGCCATGGGGCCTTCAGGTGTGTGATGGTCAGCTTCATGATCAGGCGGTCGTGCCGTGCAGGAACGGAGACTGGCCGTTGAAGTCGCTGCGGAACTGCGGGACGACGGCGGCCATGGAGCCGAACACATAGTCATCCTCGGGTTCCATGCGGTTCTTGGGGCGCGTGACCAGCGGCATTGCCGACTGGATGCCGCCCCATTCGCCGCTCTCCAGGTCGACCACGCCGAGGATCTCGTTCACCGGCACCGACGACGCCGGGATGATGTCCGCGATCTGGCCGATGGCCTTCAGGCGCTGCAGGATCGTGCCGGAGTAGTTCGCCGCGTAGTCGGTCGTGTCGGCCTTCATGTAGTCGCCGATGTTGATCATCAGCGTGATGCGGCCGTACTGGTTGTCGCCCATGGCGGCCGTGATGGCCTGCTGGACCGCAGCCAGCCACTGGGCGCCGGTGGCGCTGGCCAGCGTCAAGCCGTGGGCGAAGGTGTTGCGCTGGGGAAGCGTGCGCAGGCCGTAGATCGTGTCGCCGCCGACGACGATGCTGGACAGGCCGTTGATGACCATGTCTTCCATCTTCTCGGCGATCTTGCGTTGACCGTTGCCGATGGACACGGTGTCGATCTGGCTGCCACCCTTGCGGATGACCTCCATCTGGCGCCAGCCGATACGGGTGTTGGTCGTCATGATCGGCAGCGGCACGCCGACGAACTTCGTCACCGCCTGATCAGCCTTGGCGCCGTTGCGGCCGTCCATGTTGATCTGGACTTCATTCGAGTCCGAGACCTGCGGGTAGTAGTTCACCAGGTCGGCGATGCTGACCGGGATCGTGCTGGCCTTGGCCAGGACGTTGAACACGGCCAGCTTGCTGCGGGCGAGCTGCTGCGAGCGGCCGTCGATGCGGCGCCACGCGTCCAGCGGGATGGCCAGGGAGTTGCCCTCCAGGCCGGAGACGACGCCAGCCGCCATGGCGGTAGCGCGTTGGTTGAAGGCGGCGCGGGCGGTGTTGATCGCCAGGCGCTGTTCGTCGGTGAAGATCAGCATGGGTTCTCCCTTAAGCCTTGGTGTAGCTGGCGGCCCAGACGACATCGCAGAGCTCGCCGGCCGAGACGGCCTTGCCTGCTTGGTCGTAGTGAGCAACGACGACGTTGCCGCTCGCCGCGGCGGCGAGGCGCCCCGATGCGGCGACGGTCAGTTCCTGGCCGTAGGTGTAGGTCGCGGCGGCCAGAGCGACGGTGAACTCTTCGTCGGGCGTAGGCAGGTAGGCGATGCCCGAGTCGCCAGACGCGTAGGGCGTCATCAGCGGGTCCGTCGCGAGGCCGATGCCGCCGGCGTAGTACTCGCGGTCACCCAGGATTGCCAGCCGGCCGCCGGTCGGGGCGGCGGCCTGGGTCAGCTGCGTGGCGCCGACGAAGACCATCGTGCCCGGCAGGTAGGCGCCGGCAACGGTCTTGTCGGAGATCGTGCGGCAGGTGCCGCTGTTGCTGCGGTGGATGCGGTTCATCACCCCTCCTTAGAGCTTGTTGATGTCGTAGTCGGCGAACTCGTCGCCCTGCTTGGCGGCGCCGTTGCCGACGACGACCGGAGCGGCCTTGGCCTTCAGCTCCTTCAGGCGGGGCAGGCCCATTGCCTTGAAGTCGTCGGCCGTCAGCACGCTGTTCGTGGCGAGTTCGGTGGCCAGCGCGGTCAGCTCGGCGTTCTGTGCAGCCTGGGCGGCGGCTTCGTGCTCGGCGATCTTGCTGTTGGCCGCGGCCAGCTTGGTGTTCGCCTCGTTCAGCGCAGCGATGTGCGGCTGAGCCTTCAGCGCGTTGAAGGCGTCGAGCAGCTGCGCATCGGTCATCGCCGCGACGCCGCTGATGCCGGCTGCATTGAGCGCGGCGATGATGGTTTCTTTCACTTGGTCGTCCTTTTGACGGTTGGTGATGGGGACATAGGACACCTCGCGCTTGACTGCTTGAGGGTCTGACGAAAATGCTAGGGAGCCGTCAGAACCAACCGAGTAGTCCTGGCGGAAGTGGTTGCCCTGGCCGTCAGACCAGATGCAATAGCGGTCGTAGACCTCGCGAATCCATGCATCTCGGGGCAGCAGCGCGTAGAGGCCAGAGCTGATCTGATCGAAGGACAGCTCCACGGAGCCATTGCCGATCAGGCGCATCAGCCAGGCCTTCAGGCCCTTGCTGCGGGCGTCCTCGGGCTCTGCGTTGATTTGGACGGTTTCCACCGCCTCTTCCTCGCCCAGGGCGTTGAGGAACATGCCGACGCCCTCTTCCGGCGTGCCGGCGCCCCTCTCATTCAGCAGGATTGCCAGGTGGTCGTACTGGATGTCCGTTATGACAGTCGAGTACTTCTTGCCCATGCTTTCGCCGTTGGCGGAGACGGCAGAGAAGAACAGGCCGGTGCTGACGTGGATCGGGTCGGCGTTCGTGCCCGAGATTGCGGCGTCCAGTCGGTCGGCCAGTTGCACGCCAAGAGGGTGGGCGCGCGCCTGCGCTTCGTTTACGACGATGTCAACCAGCGTCCGGCCGCCCTCGTGGCGCGCGTTGACGCAATAGGAGCCGATCCAGGCCGATGCCAGGGCCTCGCCGTTCAGCGCGCTGATGAACTTACCCTCGGCGTTCTTCGGGTGGCCAGCCGGGGCGGGCTTCTTGTCCAGGGACGAAACGCCCTTGGCCAGCACCTCGCCAGGGTAGAGCCGGCCGTTCATGACGATGTCATTTACCGCGCCGCAGACGCCCTTGATGGTGTACTTCCCATCAGACTTGCTCACTGCCGAGGCGTTGACGGCAGAGAGGATGTGCGCACGCTTTTGAGCCATGCCAGCGCATGCTAGGAAGGCTCTATTTCTTCCCGTGCGCCTTGGTCCAGGCGTCCTTCTCGGCCTTCATCTTCGCCTTGAGGCCGTCCGTCAGGATGGGCTGGCCTTCCGTGTCCAGCAGGCATTCCGTCGTCGCGCAGTGGCAGCGGTAGCGGTTGCCGCCGGTCTCATAGAACTTGCGCACCTCGTCGGAGGTGTAGACCTTGCCGTTGCGGCTGGCGTGCCACGGGCGCGTCGTCGGAATGAGCGCCGAAGTCCACAGCAGGCCCAGGTTCAGCCCCAGGCTCTCCGTCGCATAGTCCGCCTCGGCCATGCGCGCCTGGCGCAGCGTGTCGGTGATGTCCGTCTGCGCGTAGCTGGCGGCGCGCGAGCGGCTGACGTCCAGACGCTCCATGATCTCGGTGCGCACGGCCTTCGGGTTCTTTCCATCCACCACAGCGCGGCCGATGATCTGCGACAGCTCGGCGCGCGCCTCGGCGGCCAGGCCGGTCCAGTGCTCATAGCTCTTGATCTGGGCCATGGCGACGCGGTTGCGGTAGGCGTCGCTGAAGACGACCTGCTGCAGGCTGCGCGCCGCGGCGTAGCTCTCCGACAGGCGCGTCAGGTTGGCCACGCTCTGCGCGCTGCCGAGCTGGCTCGCATCCTCGTCATAGACGCCGTACCAGAAGGAATAGCTGGCCTCCCTGCCCTCCAACAGCCAGCGGTCGAGCGCGTCCTGAAGAGCCTGGCTCGTGGCGGCGAGCTCCTCGGGCGTCAGACCGTACAGCGTGCGCGCCATCGCGTCGTTGCCGCCATAGATGCGGATGCCGTCGAAGATCGCCAGCACGTCGACCTGCAGGCCTGCATACCGCCGACGGATCTCGCGCACCGCGCGCCGCAAGATGGGCATGGAGCCCGTGCGCTCTTCCGCAGTGCCGACAATCGTCGGGTTCGGGATGCGCTTCACTTCGCTGCCGGCTTCGCCCCGGGCTTGCCGCCGGTCTTGGCGGCAGGATCACCCGGCAGCGGCTCGGGGTCGTCTTCCTTGAACTCGTCGCCCTCGCCTGCCGCGCGCTCTTCATAGCCGGCAGCCTTGCGGATCTCGTTGGCGTCGAAGATCGGATCGGTGGCGCCGCCGTCGAAGGCGGTCTTGTTCGTCGTGGCCATCTTCGAGGCCTTGTCGATCTTCTGCTCGTCGGTTGGGGCGCCAAGGTCAGGCCACTCGATTTCGAACTCGCCCGCCTCGAAGATGCCGCAGGCTTGCATGCGCATGACGAACTCGGTGAGCATGGGCGTCAGCGTGTCGTCCTGCCGGGCCGCAGCGCGAGCGTTCATCTCCTTCTGGTCCTCATCGCTCGCCAGGCGGCCAGTCTGCTGGCCGAACAGGATGGTGAAGGGCATGCCGACGGAGGCAGCGAAGATGTTCGCAGAGATCTCGAACTGCGGCGACAGGTCGGCCACCGCCGTTTGCAGCGTCGTGGCTTCGCCGCCCTGCAGAACCATGCTGGCGTCCTGGTTGCGGTTCAGTGCCTTGGTTTGCGCCTCAACGACCTCGCGCACGGTCTTGGTGGACGTGCTGCCGTCCGGGTTCTGGGTCAGCACCTGAGGCGCGGCGTTGGCATCGAACTTGACGACGATGGTCCGCGCGCTGTTCTTCAGGGCTGATTCGGCGCCGCCGCCGCTCAGCTTTTCGATGTCCACCAGCGCATTGAAGCCGGCGCGCAGCAGCGGCACGCCTTCGAAGAAATCGGAGCCCTCGGAGCCCTCGGCAAGGATCTGCACGCGGCTGTGATGCACGTCAACCCACTGCTCGGGCTTGGCCTGCGTGTCGCCGGCCGACGACGGGCTGCGGCTGCGGTACTGGTAGGTGATCGGAGTGCCGTAGGTCTCAGAGGCCGTGTCCTCATCCCATTTGGTAACCTTGATCTGGTCCTCGAAGAGCGGAACGATGTCAACCAGCTTCTGCGCCTGGCCCAACGGCTCGCTCAAGGCTTTGCCATCGGCCACGCGGTAGATCAGCGCAGCGAATCGCCCGACGAGGTTTCGGCGGTCGAAGCCCATGAGCTTCTGCCAGCCATTGATCGCCGTGATGGCTTGGGCGAGCTTCGTCTCCCATGGAGTTTCTTTGTCGGCTTCAGGCTGCTTGATGCGTGGCTTCTGTTTCCAGCACCGGCCCAGCAGCTTGTGCACAGCTCCGTGGCCCGAGCCACCGCGCTCGTAGGCCCGGCGGTAATCTTCGATGGTCAGGTCGGCCTTGTAGCCGTACTGCGTCCATGCGGTCGGCCGCTTGGCGTCCAGCCCGCCGAACACCGACAGCAACTCGGTGCGCGCCCGCGCGATGTCGTCCAGGTTGACGGTGATCTGATCTTCGGCCATGCGGCCGGATGCTAGGGAGCAGGTCAGGCGAAGATGCCAGCGTTCGCGCCGATCAGGCTGTTGAAGCCTCGGGCCGACGCATCCACCTGGTCATCGTGCAAGCCGTTCGGGAACAGCCGCAGCTCCTCTTTGAACGTCTCATTCCAGGCGCCTCGCAGCAGAAGCACGTTCCCGGCGTTGACCTGGCTGGCCAGCGGCCTGGCGCGCACAACCTTGTCGCCGCTCTCCAGACTGGTGTGCACGTCGTGGCCGGCCAGCATGCTGACAAAAGCTGAGGCCTGCCCCTTGCCGGCCTGGCCAGGGTCTTGCGGCAGGGACTGCTTGACGGCCCAGGCGTCGGCGCTGGCCGTGGCCTTGATGAGCTGGTCGCGCTTGTGCGTGCCGAACTGCTCGCGCACCACGCCGGCCACGATGTAGCGGCCATCAGCCAGCGCGCCGACCTTCGCGCCGACGGTGTAGTCCCCTGCCCCTTCGGTGGCTGCCAAGTCCCAGCCTCGGCACCAGCGCACCGGGCCGGCCGGGATGGCATCGACGATCTGCAGCATGTCCGGCTGGAACTCGCCGCCCTGGGCAGGGCTGGGCCGCTGTTGGAGCTGGCCGGCTGTGGCATACGGCCCCATGATTTTCTTGTCCCGCTCGACGACCTCGCGCGGGAAACGCTCCGGGAACAGCAACTCGCCGACCTCCTTGCGCGGGTCAGCGAAGCCGATGCTGGTGATCTTGCGCGGCCCTTCGTACTCCATCGGCAGGCACAGGTGTTCATAGCCCATGTCTTCAGACAGGATTACGCCAGACACGTCCTTGACGCTCAGGCGCTGCATCACGATCAGGATGGCCGAGTCCTTCGGGTTGTTCAGGCGCGTCGGCAGCGTCTCCCTGAAGATCCGGTTCGCCTCTTCGAGCGCGGCGTCGCTATGCGCGTCCTCGACGCTATGCGGGTCGTCCCACAGCACGCGGTCGCCGCGGCGGCCGGTCATCGAGCCCACAGGACAGGCCTGACGCCAGCCGGTCTGGTCGTTCTCGAAGTAGGTCTTCGCGTTCTGGTCGCCGGCCATCGTGATCGGCCACAGCGCCCTGTACCAGTCTGACTGGATCAGCCGGCGCATCTTCACGTTGTCGCGGATCGCCAGCTTCTCTTCGTGCGACGCGCCGATGAAGCGCATCGAGGGCATGCCACACGGCCCCCATTCCCAGGCCGGCCAGAACACCGCCGTCGACATCGACTTCATCGTGCCCGGCGGGATGTTGATCAGCAGGCGCTTGATCTGGCCCTTCGTGATCGCCTCCAGGTGCTCGCTGATGGCGTCCATGTGCCAGCCATGCACGTACGGCTGGCCAGGCTCCAGCACTGACCACGCGCGCCGCGTGAAGTTGATCAGCCGGCGGCGGCAGTGCTCGCGCTCTACGGCGAGCCAGTCCGCATCAGAAAGACGGAGCACGGGCGTCCAGCAGTTCGGCCAGCGCCTTGTCTGAGAGCTTGGTCGCGTCGATGGCAGGCGCCTCGGGCTCTTCCTCGTTGAGCCGCTGCACCGTGTCCTTGTTGGCGGCGATGAGGTTCAGCGCGGGCGCAAGCGACTCGTTGGCCAGCTTGGTCAGCACGCCGACGCTCTTCAACACTTCGATGCTCTCCAGCGGGTTAGCGTCATCGACCTTGGACACCTCTGAGTTTGCCAGGGCATGCAGCCGGTGCCCCGTGCGGGCGCCTAGCTCGGCCGCGCTTGCGACGCTGGCCGAAATGCTGCGCAGCTTCTCAGCGAGCGACACAGCGATGGCACGCTGCGACGGCGGCAGGGCCGTGAGCGCAATGTTCGCCTCGGCCAGTTTTTCGGCCACGGTGCGCACTTGCGTACTTTGCGCACTTACTTTTTGGTGCGCACCAAACCGCTTGCGGATCGCACCCTCGCTCACGTCGAACTCGCGGCCCAGCGCACGAGCCGTCTCACCGCTCAGCAGCCGGCGCTCGACTTCGCCCCACTGGGCATCGGTCAGCTTGGATGGCCGGCCCACTTACGCAGCCTCCCGCTTCAGCCGGAACGTCTGCTTCGGCGGCTTGGGCAGCTTCTGCTTGGCGCGGCGGATGCGTTCCTTCTCTGCCCACTCCTCGGTTTCCTGAACGCGCATGGGCGTGTAGCGGGTGACGCCGGCCTCACGGACGATGCGGGCGTGACGGGCCGGGAAGGTCTCCGGGCTGTCGGGCTTGCTGCGGTGGCGGCCCTTCAGGGTGAATTCCGAAATGACGCTCTCCGCGGAGCAGCGCAGGCCCAGGTCGAAGATGCTCGCGGCGGCGAAGGTTTCCACCGGCGCGCAGTCGCGCGCGCTGACGACGATATGGCTCGGGTAGTCGCCATCCTCCGGGATGTCGTCAGGGTCCACCCACACCGGCGCGCGCGGCTGCAGGTCGATGACGATCTGCACGGGCGCCGCGACCGCGAGCGGCGCCGAGCGCAGGCGACGGCGCGGTGTGTAGGCGGCAATGAACCCGGCGAACAGCCCAAGCTGTGCCGCCAGTTCCTCCGCCGTCAGGTCGCGCCGCATGTTCTCGCCCTATCGAACCGCATCGCTAGGAGATGCTAGGGAGACGCATGCGCGGCCTCTCGCGGCACGAACGCCGCATCCGCCGTCGGCTCGCCGAACTCGATCTCGACGCACCACTGGCCGCGACGCTGGGCGCAGAGATAGCGGACCATCTCCCGGTCCTTGTCGTCCACGCCAAGCCACTCGGCGATCTGGTCCCGCACGCCCTTCAGCGCGCCGGGCAGGTTGTCGTCGTCCAGGCCGTTGGACGGCGCGACGCGAGTCAGGCGCACGGTGCACGGCAGCGCAGGCTTCGGCTTGCCGCGCAGAAGCCAGGCGGTCGCGTGGCGTTCGGCCTTCACCCGCCGGGCCCGGGCGCGGAAGTGCTCGCGGACGTTCAGGCCGGGCACGGTGCGGATAGGAACGACGATCATGCCGCCCTTCCCTTCGCCTGCTCAACCAGCTGTTGGGTCAGCTCGAGCAGCTCCATCTCGGTGCCGTAGGCGGCCTCGAAGCGCGCCTTGAAGGGATGCCGGCTCACCTTGCCGAACTGCTGGCCGTTCTGGTGATGGCCGGGGTCGCACAGGCAGATGGTGAACATGTGCCCCAGCCGCTGGCCACCGCGCAGGATGTGATGCACGGCGCCAGGCGTCTCCGGGTGCCCCTCGGTCAGGCAGGCGATGCAGCCCAGCGCGGTGATAGCGTTCATCCAAGCCGCTTCGGCGACGGTCGGCGCGTGCTTGCCGGGCTTGGCCTTCGGGCCCTTGGGCATCGCGACGACGACTTCGCTGACGGCCGCAGTGACGCACGCGCGAGTGAGGCGGTACGCCGGCACCGGCGCGCGCTCGGGGCGCTGGCGCTGCTTGAATCCGGAGCGCTTCACGCCGGCACCGCCTCTCTCTGCTGAGCCGCAACGAACTCCTCTGGCACGTCGCGGCCCAGCGATGTCCTGGACCAGCGCACGCCGCGCAGGTCGCCGGTCGCATGCACGAAGCTGATGAAGCCGCTGGCCAGGTTCTTGGTGAAGCGCTTGGACTCGATGTTGACCAGCAGCATCCCTTCGCCGTCGAGCTCGGGAACGAGGCGCGGCTTGCGACTCACCCAGTCGTCGCGGAACTGCGGGTCATCGCGCGTCGCCTCATAGAAAGCCTGGATCAGCGCACGCTTCCACGCCTCTTCGTCGTGCTTGGCGCCGCCCAGCAGGCAGTCGCGCGCCAGGTCGTGGAAGCACGAGTGATAGAGCCGCTCTTGCTCTCGGCTCTTGGCGAGGAAGATCTCGACGCCAAGCTCGTGCCCGAGCTTGAGCATTGCCTTGCACCAGCGCCAAGCCTCCACCCACTGCGCGTGGCCGCCAATCGCCGTCTCCATAACGAAGCTGCGGCGCTCGGTCATACCGCTTCCAGCACGCGCACGCCGGGCGCCGGCTTGCCGCGAAGCACGGCGCGAACCTTCCGCCGGACCCGGTCCTCGGCTGCAGTGAGCTGCCGGACAGTGACCTCGGCCAGCGCCTCAGCCCACACGCCGGCCAGGTCGCGCAACGTGCTGCACTCGATGGGCCGCAACACGTTGGAGCCGGTCTCCTTGTGGCGGTCCATCACGTCGACGAGGTTCTGCTTCTGGCCGTCGACGAACTCGCGCGCATGGCGGAACAGACCTTCAGCAGCCAGCGCTTCGATCATGTTCACCGTGTCGAAGACGTCGGCCCAAGCGTCCATGCCGCCGCGGCTGGCGCAGAGGTCTTCCACCGAGCAGCGCACGCGAGCCGCCTTGGCCAGCTGCTCGGACGCGGTGAGCTTCGATGCGCCGTGCATCGCCAGGAGCACCGAATTCAAGTGCACCGGCTTGGGCCGGTAGGCTTTGCGCTTGCTCATGCGGCCCACCTCCCTGCAAGACCGAAAGCGGCCGACTGCAGACGCACAGCGGTGGCTGAGGCCTGGCGCTTCTGCCAGTACCTGGCGTTGATGACCTTCCGCGAAGTGCGCGGCGGCTTTGGCGCGTCTGGTCGACGGCCATAGGCGTAGGCCGCGCGGAGCGAGTTCGGCTCACGCTCCCACGCGGCGATGTGCACCAGCTTCGCGGCATGCAGCACTCGCAGCATGGCGCGGATCGGCGCGATGCCGTAGGCGGCAGCCTCTGCCAGATCGGCCGCGTTGTATCGGTCAGACTCCAGAGCTCGCAGCACGTACTCGAATGCCACCAGCGCAGGCGAGCAGCGACCAGCGCGCATCGGTGGTCCATCCCGCTTCGAGAGCCGGCCTTTCGGCGTTCGCGCTGGCGGCGGCACATCGACGCCCAGCCCGACTGCGTACACGGGCACTGGCGTCCTGCCGGGGTCCTGTTCCCAACCGACGATCCGCAACCGCCTGAGCTTGTGCAGCCCGATGATGAATGCATAGGCTCCGGTCCTGCTCAGTCCGTTGCGTTCCCTGAACGCGGTGGCCGTGGCCGGAGCTGCGACGAGGTCGACGTACAGCCGGGCATAGCCAGCCAGGCCAGATGCGTTGCCGCGGCTCATGCTGCCTCTCCCTGCATGGCTGGAGGCAGCGCCGCGACAACCTGGGCCGCCAGCCGGCGCGGCGCGGCGCCACCCTGCAGCACCAGCAGCGCCGCCGCCTTGTCGCCGACAAGCCGTGGCTCGGGCGGCAGCAGCCCGCGCTTCGCCCAGTCGTCCGCGCCGCTTCCGGCGCCGGTCAGGCGGGCCGGGTATTCCGCCGGCACGCCGCGCGCCGCGTAGGCCCGGTAGGACTCGCAGAAACGGTGCTGCAGGTAGCTCTGCTCCTCGTACGGCGTGCGGCAGAACTTCGGCCAGCCGCCGTGGTCGACGATGCACAGGTGGATGACCGGATCGTCGAAGACGACGTCGGTGTAGGCGCCGACGTCGCTGAGCGCGGCCGAGACCTTGCCCCAGGCGATGAGCGCGCGGTCGGTCTGCGTGCCCTGCAGGTGCTTGACGAGGTCGGCGACCTTCGGTGGGAATCGGCCCTGCTCCGGGTCCTTGGCATGGGCCTCGAAGGCGCGACGCACCTGCTCGAAGTCCACGCCCTTGCAGGCATTCCAGAAAAGATCCTGCGTGAAGCTGGACACGTCCTTTCCGTAGTACGCCATCACGTCGGATAGCAGTTGCCCGAAGGCGGGTAGGTCACTGGGGCGCATCGGCGTCCTCCATCTCGCGTTGCTTGCTCTTGACCCATTCGTCGGCCGCGGCGCGGTTGCGCAGCTCGAGGGCCTCTTGGCGGTTCGGCGGCGCCGCTCCCGGTGGGCCGGCCGCGCGCTTGCCTGGCCAGTCCCAGGTCGAATCGAAGCCGCGCCATGACTTGGCCGCGCAGATCTCGACCGCACGGGCCGGCGTGATGCCGGCTTTGTCGGCCTCGTCTTTGAGCAGGTCCCACGCGGTCGGCGTCAGCGGATGCTTGCCGCGAGCCTTGAGCCAGTCCCGAGCGTGTGCCGGATCAACGCCTTCAGCGACCATTACCTCGACGGTGACGACCATGGAAGGGGCGGAGGCGCTGCGTTTGCGCGGCGCTTTCTCTGAGCGAAGCGAAGAGTTCTCTTTCTTCTCTTCTCTTCTCTTCTCTAGCTCCGCATCACGTCCGGAATCCGGCGAATCCTGTCCCTCGTACGTCTGCATGTTGTCCGCATCGGATGCGGACGCGTTGCGCGCATTGGCCTTCCGCTGAGCCTCCATGCAGCGCCGTTTGGCGGACGCGCCGTTATGCTCTTCGAACTTAACGATGAGCAGCCCTTCCGGGTGATCGGCTATCCAGCCAACATTGGCTAGGGCATCGCCGAAGCCAGCCACACCTGTTTTGCGGTCGATCTGGCGACGAGACAGGCCAGGCATCACGCCGTCTTCGGTGTGCTGATCTGCCGTGGCCCAGAGCCAGTACAGCGCGCCGATGACGGCGGCCTCGCCAACGTCGCAAGCGTCCGCCAGCGACCCAACCCGGGGGTCGTCCCACAGGTTGCCGCGCATCTTGATCCACTCGCCGGCCACTCAGCAGCGCTCCCAGATGTGGCCACCGCTGGTGCCGTGGCCATGCCGCCGCGCGCACTCGCCCGCGATGCGGATCAGCCCGCGCCGGCGCAGGGAGGCGTAGACCGAACCCATGGCCCGGCCGTCCTTCATCGTGATGCCGCAGGCCTTGACGTATTCGGTCAGGTCTTCGGCGGTCGCCGGGCCCGTAGCAAGCCTGGCCAGCACCGCGGCCTCCGCGCGGGCGACGAACCTAGGTGACGCGCGCTCAGCAGCGTCGGTGGCGGCTTGGCTGGCCACCTCGCCGACGGCGCGAGCGGTGGCCAGGTCTGGAGGACGGACGTCGAGTGCAAGTTGTGTCATGCGTGTCCTCGGGTTTCCCATGTGACCCACGGCGATGGGTCAAGTGGGTCGTGTTGGGGCACCGGCTTCTCGGCCAGCCCCTTCGGCAGCGTCTTGGCCCAGTCGCCAATCTCGAAGCCCTGGGCGGGAGATGGCGCTGGCGCCGGCGCGGAAGGCCTGATCGGGCCGCCGAGGGAGCCCAGCGGGTCGATTGGGTTGTCGGGGGTGGACTTCATGCTGCCTCCGCTTCCGTGAACAGGTCTTGTGCTCGGTTGGCCAGCACGCCGGCCAAGTTGCGGCAGGCCTGCTCGTAGTAGCTGCGCTTGAGCTCGACGCCGACGAAGCGCCGGTCCATCTCCAGCGAAACGAAGCCCTCAGACCCGATGCCCATGAAAGGGCTCAGCACGATGTCGCTGGGGTTGCTCCAAAGCAGCACGCCGCGGCGGATGACGCTGAGTTGCAACGGGCATATGTGCTTCTCGTCATCGTGCTCGCGCGCCGACTGGAACTGCAGCGTGTCGCTCGGGTTGATGTCCATCCACACTGGGCTGGCGATCTGCTGCCACAGGTGGACGGGGAATTCCTCGGTCGTGTGAGTGACGTGCTCGGCGCACTCGCCCGGCGCGCGCATCGTGATGAGGTAGTCAGGAATGCCCTGGCGGCACATCTCGGAGCGCTCGCGGATGCTCTTGTGCAGCAGGCCCAGCGCCTTGGTGCGCGTCATGGCCGTCACAGGGTCTTTCCAGATGGTGACCTTGCTGTGGAAGATGAAGCCATGCCGCTGGAATGAGCGGATCAGGTCGCCAGGGAAGTCCTTCAAGCCAATGACGCCGTCGCGCTCCTTGCTGCTCGGCAGGTCCATGCAGTGGAACGACACGTTGCGGCCCGGCTGCATCACGCGGCGCAGCTCGGCGATCAGGAAGTCGAAGTGCTCGAAGAATTCGGCATCGCTACGCACGTTGCCCATGTCGCGCGGGCTGTTGCTGTAGGTATACAAACTGGCAAAGGGCGGGCTGAAGATCGAGTAGCCGATGCAGTGGTCCGGCAGGCCCTTCAGTGCTTCCACGCAATCACCGTTGATTGCGGTGTAGCGGTCGGTCACGACTTGATCAATGCAGTTCATGCGGCGGCTTTCAGGAAGGCCGGCACCGCCACACGGCGGCCGGCGTTGTAGTCGTTGGTCTGGCGTGTCAGGCCCTTCACTTCGGCCATGACCGCCTCGCGGGTCTCATCCGACAAGCTGGCTGCCATCGCCGCGGCGTCGTGCTCCTTGCGGCGCAGGTTCGCCACGACGGCGCCCTCGGCTTTGCTGGCGAAGATGTGCACGTCGACCGGCCGGGTCTGGCCGAAGCGCCAAGACCGGCGCACGGCTTGGTAATAGGCCTCGTAGCTGTCCGTCACGCCGACGAACGCCATGCGGGCGACGTGCTGCCAGTTCAGGCCCCAGCCGCAGATGCTGGGCTTGCTGACCAGCACGCGGAAGCGGCCGGCAGCGAAGTCAAGCAGCCGCTGCTCCTTTACGTCGAGCGAGTCAGCGCCAGCAATCTGGACCGCGCCCGGGATGGCCTTCTCCAGCGCGTCGCCCTCGGCGTTCAGGTCGCACCAGACGACCCAGGGCTCGGCCGCGTCCGCGTTCACGCGGTCGGCGCAGGCGGTCACCCGGTCCTGCAAACTCAGCTTGCGAGCCTCGCGGCGCTCGCTCAGCGTCTGCGCCTCCATGGCGAACAGCGCGCCGTTCAGCGGCATCTCGGTGCCGACCGAGTGCTCATGCAGGCGCAGCGGCGGCAGGTTGTAGGCGCCGTCATCGAAGCCCAGGTCGGACGGCTTGCGGATCATGGCGCCCCAGCTCGACACCCAACGCCAGAAGGCTGTGCGAGCGTGGCCCTTCAGGCGCCAGGTGGACGTGTCGCCGCCGTCGTGGACGAAGAACTCGGCCAGCATTTCGGCCTCTGTGCAGATGCCGAGAAACTCGGCATGCGTGCCCAGCTCGGTCCAGTCGTTCGGCGCAGGGGTGGCGGTGGCCGGCAGCTTGAAAGGCGTGTCCCGGTAGGCGTCGGTCAGCGCCTTGAATGCCCGGCTCTCGGCGTGCTTGATGCAGCTCGACTCGTCCAGCACCACGCCCGCGAAGTCGGCCGGGTTGATGCGGTGCAGACGCTCATAGTTGATGACGTTGATGCCGTCCCGCACGTCGCCACCGTCGCGGCAGACGTTGACGGCGATGCCGATGCGCGCGCCCTCGGCGGCGATCTGCTGCGCCACGGCCAGCGGCGTGTGAATCATCACGGGCCGGCCGGTGTGCTTGCGAACCGCGTCGGCCCACACCAGTTCCATCCGCATCTTGCCGAGGCCGGTGTCAGCAAAGATGGCGGCGCGGCCGCGCTTGAGCGCCCAGCGCGTCAGCACCCGTTGATGGTCGAACAGCTGGCCGGGCAGATCCACGACGCCAGCGATGCCGGTCGCCTGGACCGTGCTGAGCTTGCGCTCGACGAACGCGCTGTAGTCGGTCACGCCACTGCCTCAGCCGCCACGATGCCCTCAACCGTCTCGATGGCCTGGCCGGTCTTGGCGGCAACGCGGCGCAACGCCTCATCGTGCTCGAAGTGCTCGAGCTCTTCGTAGTAGGAGAGCAGCAGGAACTCGCGGTTCATAATCTGTTCAGGCATTCGATTCCCCAGAGGTTTTGGTGCTCAGAAGGCCCAGCGCGTTCCCGCGCGCTTGGGTCTTCGCTCTTTAGGCCGTGGCTCGGCCCTGAAGTTCTCGTAGGCGCTGCTGCAGCGCGGCCACCTCGGCGGCCCGGCTGTCGCGCACGACGACATCGCAGCCCATCTGTTCGGCCAGCCACTGCAGCGGCGCGAGCGACTTGGTCGCGCGCATGAACGTCACCAGCCGATTGCCGTAGAGGCCCGCGGTGCCCTTGAGCACCTTGCACATGTAGCTGTGGCTGATGCCGACCTGGTCGGCGATCTCGTAGTCGTCCTCGCCGCAGCGCTGCACGGCGTAGCGCAGCGCGCCGACGTGCGTGCTGACGGCTATGAAGGACTGATCTGCCAGGACAGGCGCCGCGCTGGGCACCTCCCCGATCAGGGCCAAATCACCCTGATCTGTCGAATCCTTTCCCGGTCTTTCTCGATCTTTCCATTGGCTCTCGCCAAAACTTCGTCCCATGGACTTCATCGCGATCCCCATCGCAGTTACGGAAACGGCAGGCGCTACGGCCTTTGGGAGCCGACCAGTCCGCCTCGCCCACGCAAGCTGCGATGGGGACGGCCCTTGCGAGGGCTCAACGAATGGACGGCTCCCAAAGAGCGCAGAAGGAGAGGAAGTGACCGATACACACGCCTGGGCCGAGCAGGCCCTGCGCAGGACCATTGCGCGCTGCGTGCGCTCGCTGATCGCCGAGCTGGACCGCAAGGGCCGGGCGTCGATGCGCATCGCGGCTCTGCGTGGCGAAGGACGCGAGCAGGTCGAGCTGGCGAAGTCGCTGCGCGAGGACGCGAAGAGGGCGGGCCTGGGATGACTTGGCCGGCGAAAAGGCGGCTGCCCACTCCCATGGGATGCTTCGGCTTCCACACTGAAGCCACGGGAGGGGCGAGCCATGGAAGAGTCGGAACAGCACATGCTGCAGCGGCTGGCGATGCTGGAGGCAGCCGTCAACGGACTGATGGCACTGCATCCAGAGCATTGCGCTGCACTCATCAGCGGCCTGCACGCCTTGCGCGACAGTTGCGTCAAGGCTGGCATGTCGCCTCCGCGCACGTCGCTTCTGCACCTGATGCTGGCCGAACAGGACGACGCTGCCCAAACTCGGCAATAGTGGCCACCGCTGCCGCTATAGCGATGCGGCTCAGCACAGCAGCGACGGCCGTCTTTTTGGCGCGGACGCGCCATGCCAGCACGACCTTACGCTTCGGCGCGCTGCGCCTGGTGGTCTTGCGCGCCAGCTTCGCGCGTCGCTGGCGCTCTTGCTCGGCCCAAGCATCGAAGGCGCTGCGCTCAACCATGGCCGACCTCCGCCTCGGCCACCGGTGCCGCCACGTCGATGCAGGGCCGGCCTCCCGGGTGGGGCCAGTCGGGGTCGGGGATGCGGCGCCAGACAACGTCGTCGCGCATGCTCTCGACCGTGTGGGCGCCGTCGGTGGCGCGCTCGAGGTCGGGGCAACGCTCCTTCGGGATGCGGCCCTTCCAGCCGATGACGCTCGGCGGCTTGATGTTCAGCATTCGGGCTACTGCGGCCGGTCCGCCGAGCTCGTCGATAAGGGTAGGCATGCGGGCAATCGTAAGGCATGCCTAGCACTTTCGCAAGCCATGCCTAGCTCGCATTTCGTTAGGCTTGCCTAATGACACTCGCCGAGCGAATCAACACCCTGCTCGCGCGCACGCCAGGGACGATTCCGGCCGATTTGGCGCGCATCGCAGGCGTCAGCACCGCCAGCGTCTCCGGCTGGACGACGGGCGACACGAAGTCGATGAAGCCCGATCCGGCGCGCCGCCTGAGCGTCCACTTCGGGTGCGATCAGAACTGGCTGATGACGGGGCTTGGCGCTCCGAATTGGCGGGAAGGCGACGGGCCCAATGAAGCACCTACACCTCCTCCCGAACCAGTCACCATTCGGCAGGCCGTCACCGTCATCCAAAAGATTCTTATGAACGGCAACGATGCTCAGAATGAGAAAATCGGCGAAGCCTTGAAGTTGCTGGCCCAGTTGCCCGACAGCCCGCGCGCACTTGAGCAGGTCGTCGCGCAGCTTAGCGCGTTGAAATAGGGAGAGGACCCCATGAAATGGTTAGCCGCGTCCTTGCTGGCACTTTCCATGGGCGCCGCGACGGCCCAGGATGCACCTCTTTCCGTCGTCAAGGTTCACGAAGTGGCTGATCGCACGCAGGTCCAGCTATGCACCTCGGCGCGCGACTGGGTAGCCAAGACGTTCCGAGATTCCAAGGCGGTCATTGAGGTGTACGACCCCGCTGCCGGTCGCATCATCGGCAAAGGTGCCGCGACGCTTAGCGGCTGGGCCGGAACCTCGTTCACTGTGCTCTTCACATTGCAGATTGACTGCAAAGATGGAAAGTACCGGACCACTTTCGACGCCTTTCAGACTCAGACCGAGTACGGTACGCACCCTCTCAAGGAAGACAGCTTGAACAAGCTGCGCACCAAGGCTGAGGCCAGAGCCCTGGAGCTGGACACCTCGCTGCGCACGCATCTGAACTCCAAGCCTGACGACTTCTAATCGCCACGGCTGTCAATGCTCCGATATCAGGACCTCCTCGACATTGGGCTCTCGCCTGATGCGGAGACGCTGCAGGCGCGGCTCATTGCCGCCGTTGGCCAACTTGGCTTCGGCCTGTGCAGCGGCATGCTGATTCGCGGACGCATCGCCAAGAACAACATCCACTCCTTCGGCAACCCGCCAGACGGCTTCCAAGACGTCTTCATCTCGACGGACCTGTGCGCCCGAGACCCATTCGTCGCAGCGTTGCAGGCGCAGCCAGGGTGCCACGTCTATGACCAGGCGTTCTACGTCCAAGCTGGCGTCGGCGAGCTGTGGGAGCACTACTCCGCCTTCGGCTATCGCCATGGGATGGCCATCTCCGCCCACGAGTTCAGCCACGCCGAGAGCTTCTGCTTTGGCGTCGACAGCCATGACCCGCTACCCAATGACAAGGCTGCGCTATTCCGCTTGCAAGGCTACCTCCAGCTGCTGGCGCAGCACGCACATGCCGCCTCGAAGCGGCTCCACACGCCCGCGCCGGCCGTCGACCTGAACACGGTCAGCAGGGAGGAGGCCGACGCCCTGCAATGGGCTGCCGACGCTCAATCGGTGTGGCTGACCAGGGGCAAGGTCGTCATCTCCAAGCACGGGGCCGCTCAGCACCGGGCAATGGCCAAGGTTGGCGCGACGTCGGCGCCCATAGCCATATTGCGAGCCATCGAGGGTGGCCTGATAGATCGTTGAGGCTCGCGCAACTGGAAATACTGACAGCTAGTAGATTTACCCGAGTATTGCCACAGTGAGTTCAGGCCGTTTTTGGCCTGCCAACTCACTGGAGGGAATATGCGCTTTTTCGAAATCCTGGCTGAGCTGTTCGGCATCCCCGTCGTCGGCGGAGGTTGAATTACCCGGCGGCCTGTAGCCGCCGGACTTCGGAGGGCTGAATCCAGCCCTCGTCGATGGCCATCATCGCTGCAGCCAAGGTGTTCTCCACACCGCAGCGAATCCGCGCCCGTTCAAGATGGCCCTCGACAGTGCGGGCGCTGATCCCCAGCGCTCCCGCCGCTTCCTTGGTGCTTGAACTGGCCAGGTAGTACAGCAGGCACTGCAGCTCGCGCTCGCTCAGCGGGCAGGCCTTTGCCGGTGCCAACGCGAACCAAGGCAGCATGCTTTGGGCGGAGGCGCTCGCGGCCATCATCAACTCCATGATCGATGTCGGCGGCTGATCGGTCGCAAAGACCACCAGACAACCGCTCTTCGCGCCGCGCATGTAGATCGCGCAGCCATGGTCATACCCCGTGATCGCCAGCATGCCGGGCTTCAGCTCGACCGACGGCACGGGCGTCTGCGTCACCGCCACCAACAGCCGATCCACAGCCAAGCGCCCTCGGGGCGCCTTGAGCATCTCTTCCACGCCAGGCCCGCCACTGTGGAAGTACTCCGCCACTCGTCGCTGCGAAACGCCGATGAGTCTCAGCACCAAAAAGCGCTGCGCTCCTGTCTCCTCACAAATGGTCCCCATTGACCTGGCAAAGCGCTCGGGACTTTCCGGCGCCGAGAGCTCATCGTAGTGGCTCGAAAACATCTCTTCCCCTGCTACTCGGGTAAATCTGCCAGCTAGGCAGCTTGAGGCCAACCCGTCAAACTCGCTCATCGCTGCATCTTGATTGTGCTGGCCGCAACCCCTAGAAGCTCTTCATTAGAGGCCGTTAGGCCCACTGCTTCACGGGATTGTTGCGCCGGTCAATATTCACATTCCGGGGCGCTATAGGAGAGGTCGAACCAGTGCCGTTCACAGAACAGAAAGTGGCCCAACAGAGGGCCGCTGTCCAAAGCATCGCGGGCTTTGCCGCTGACGAGCTGGAGCGCATCGCCGCCATGTCCCAGACGCTTCTTGAGCTCATGAAGCAGCCGCGCTTCTACAGATCGCCGACCCTCGCGGCGGCGCAGTTGTCCGCCATATCCGACCTGGCCGAGACAGCCATGGCCAGCATTGACCAGATGGCGGAGGCCGCCGGCGTTGTCCGCGACAGATCTTCTGCGCAAGCCATAGTGGCTGCCGAGCAAGCAGCGCACGGCGCCTCGCACTAAGCAAATCGCTAGGTGTTTACACCTAGTTAGCAATTCCGCTAGGCATACCTATTGACCAAAACGCTAGGTATGCCTAGCATTCGTTCCGTGCCCAAGAAAACGCCATCCGGCGGGGCAGGGAGCAGGGATGCAAGCACAGGTCGAAGAAGCGGCACGGGCGGAAGCTCTGCCACTCGCCAGGGTCGCCGCGGTTGAGCTGCAGTTGCAGGACGCGCGCCGCGACCTGCAGGAGTTGGTCGACGAGCGGAGCGAGCTGTTCCGCCGCGCTGATGTGGCCTCAGCCCTGGCGTGCGACCCGGACCAGCCGACCATCCAGCGCAACACCGAGGCGACGCGGCACCGCCTGTCGGCTTTCCTGCTGTCGGGTCAGATCGACTCGCTGACGAAGCGCATCGCCCGGCTCGAATCTGCCCTCAAGTCTGCGCCGACGCAGGCTGCGGCCGTCGCGCTGAGCCGCGACCAGATCGAGGGCATGGACGACATGGCAGGGGCGCTGGCATGAGCGCCGCCGCCCTCCCCCTCTGGACCTGGAAGGCGCTGGACAACGGCGCCATCATCCTGGTCGATGCCGAAGGCCACACCGTCATGGACTGCGTGCGCCGGAGCATGCAGGCGTGCGTGCCGCGCTTCCCGACGTGGCCCGGTATCGAGCTGGGCCAGCCTCGCGCCGGCCGGCCGGGTGTCATGGCGATGGCGCATTCCTGGATGGACGCCGACGGCGCGCTGACGCACCCCTATGCGCTGCAGCTCGCCGCGGCCCCGGCGCTGCACGAAGCGCTGAGCTTCGCCGTGCGCTTCCATGACCAACTGACCCCGGCCGACGCCGCGCGCATGCGCTCCGCGCTGGACCTGGCCGGCGGGAGCGTGTCATGAGCATCGTCAGCCTCACCCAGTGGGAAGACGACGCGGGCACTTGCAACCCCTGCCCTGGCGAGCTGGGGCCGGCCGAGGCCCTGCAGTGCGAGCCCGCCAGCGTGCCGCCGCCCGTTCCGTGGCGCGCCCTCGGCGCCGGCTGTGCGGTCCTGCTGATGGTGCCGCTGGTCGCCCACCTCGTGCTGCGCGCCCTCCCCTACGTCGCCCAGGTGGCCGCGCGATGAACCTCGACCAGACCGCCGAAGAGGCGCTGAGCCTCATCACCGCCGGCGGCGCCCTGGCCGCCTGCCTCCTGTTCGTTGCCGCACTCGCGGCGCCATTCGTATTGATCTGAGGAAACCATGGACCACGCTGAACAAGTCGCGCTGGCTGAAGACCACCGCGAAGGATTTCGCCCCGGGTCGCTGACCCTCGATATGGAGCCGACGCCGCGCAGTGTGCCCGTCGTGCAGCATGGAGGTGCTCTGTCCGAAGCGAGCCCGGCCGGGATCATGCTCGCTGCGCTGGCGAAGGGCGTCAGCCCGGCCGATCTGCGCGAGATGCTGGCGCTGCAGCGCGAGTGGGAGGCCGGTGAGGCGCGGAAGATCGCCAACGAGGCCCTGGCCGCCTTCAAGGCCGAGTTCATCGAGATCATCAAGCGCAAGCGCGTCGAGTTCACGACGCGCGACGGCGACATCACCAGCTACAAGCACGCCGAACTCGCCGACGTGGTTGAGGCCGTTGGCCCGGCGCTGGCACGACACGGCTTCAGCTACCGCTGGGACGTGCAGCAGACCAAAGGCGAGATCACCGTCACCTGCATCCTGAAGCATGCCAAGGGTCACAGCGAGTCCGTGACGATGAGCGCGCCGCCCGATGCAAGCGGCAAGAAAAACAGCATCCAGCAGATCGCCAGCACGGTCAGCTATCTGCAGCGGTACACGCTGAAGGCGATCACCGGCGTTGCCGAGAAGGGCGAAGACAACGACGGCCATGGCAGCACCGACGACGGCACGCCGCCGACCGCGGACAGCTATCCGCCCGAACGCTTCGCCGCAAACCTGCCGAAGTGGAGCGAAGCCATGTTGTCCGGCCGCATGACGGCCGAGCAGGTCATCGCCCGCGCCGAGTCGCAGCACCCACTCACGCAGCAGCAGAAGGCCGACATCCAGGCCGTGCTGCGCTGATCCCGCCCACCACGGAGAAAGATCGATGCAGATCCTGAATGCCAAGCAGGGCACGCCGGAATGGCTGGCCCACCGCCTCAAGCACCACAACGCGAGCGACGCACCCGCGATGATGGGTTGCTCGAAGTACAAGACCCGTTCGCAGCTGGTGCAGGAATGCGCGACCGGCCTGGGCGATGACGTGTCGCCCGAGACCCAGCGCCTCTATGACGCCGGCCACGCCTACGAGGCCCTGGCCCGCCCTCTGGCCGAGAAGATCGTCGGCGAAGACCTCTACCCGGTCACCGGCTACGACGGCAACCTCAGCGCCAGCTTCGACGGCCTGACCCTGGACGACCGCATCGCATGGGAGCACAAGAGCCTCAACGACGCGCTGCGCGCCATCTTGCCTGTGGATGGGGTTGGCGCCGATGGCGTCGGCGCGGCATTGCCGCTCATGTACCGCGTGCAGATGGAGCAGCAGGCGCTCGTCTCCGGCTGCGAGCGCGTGCTTTTCACGGCGTCGAAGTGGCATGGCGAGGACTGCATCGACGCGCGGCACTGCTGGTACCGGCCCGACCATGTGCTGCGCGCTCAGCTTGTGGCCGGCTGGCTCCAGTTCGAGGCCGACGTCGCCGCCTACCAACCTGGCGAGGTCGCGCCCGTCGTCGTCGCGGAGCCTGTGCAGGCGCTGCCGGCCGTCGTCGTGAAGGTCACCGGCGAGATCGCCATCACGGCGAACTTCAGCGTCTTCGAAACCGCCTTCCGCGATTTCGTCGCTGACCGGCTGATCACTGAGCCCAAGACCGACCAGGACTTCGCCGACCTGGACCTGCAGATCAAAGCTATGAAGGGCGCCGAGGCAGCGCTCGACTCGGCCGAGTCACAGATGCTGGCTCAGATCACCAGCGTCGACGCGGCGAAGAAGACGAAGGACATGCTCTACGAGCTGGTGCGGAAGCACCGCCTGGCGTCGGAGAAGCTGCTCGAGAGCGAGAAGCAGCGCCGCAAGGCCGAAATCGTCGCGGATGGCCAGGCCAAGCTGCGTGAGCACATCGCCGCCCTGTCCAAGCGCCTGGGCCTGCAGATGCCGCTGATCTCCGCCGACATTGCCGGCGTCATCAAGGGCAAGAAGTCGCTTGCCAGCATGGAAGATGCCATCGGCGCCGAGCTGGCGCGCGCCAAGATCGAGGCGAACCGCGTCGCCGACCTGATCGACGCCAACCGCGCTGCGATGGACGCGGCCGATGCCGCCGGCCTGTTCCCCGACTTCGCCCAGGTCTGCACCAAGCCGGCGGACGACTTCACCGCCCTGATCGCGGCGCGGCGCGCGGCAGCACAGGAGCGGTTGGAGCGGGAGCGCGAGCGCATCCGCGCCGAGGAAGCTGCCCGCCTGGAGCGCGAGCAGCGCGAAGCGGCCGAAGCGAAGGCGCGCGAGGAAGCGGCGGCGCAGGCCCGCGCCGAAGCGGAAGCCAAGGCGAAGGCCGACGCCGAAGCCCGCGCTGCGCAGCGGGAAGAAGCGATGCGCATCGAGCGCGAGAACGACAGCGCCGCAGCCAAGCGCACGTCGCTGGTGGACTACGTGCCGCCGCCGGCACCGGCGCCCGAGGTCCGCACTTTCACGCGCACCGCTGCGCCGGCCGTCCTGCAAACCGAGCAGTACACCGTCCTGCTGGGCCACATCCAGAAGCGCCTGGCGCCAATCCAGGTGACCGCCGAAGGCCTCGCGCAGCTGGGCTTCCCCTACCGCTCAGAACGCGGCCTGAAGCTCTACCTGCCCAGCGACTTCGCCGAGATCTGCGAGCGCATCTCGCAGCACGTCCTGAAGCTGGCGGCGGAAGCGAAGCAGGCGGCCTAACCACTCAACGGGGGTGAATGCGCAGGCTGATGCGCAGTCCTGATGTCCAGCTTGTGATCCCGAGGCTGGATTGAGGTTGACACGGATCGAAGCCTGAGATCAGCACAGGCCCCCCACCACCTCACCCACCACAGGAGAGAACCATGTCGAAGAAGGAATGGAAAGACCCGCAGGCCTTCGAAGAAGGCGACGCGCCCGAGATCCCGATGCTGCAGGTGAACAGCAGCCAGGTCGCCTCCATCGGCTATGACCCGGCAACCAAGACCCTGGCCTGCCAGTTCACGCGCGGCACCGGCGCGATCTACCACTACCCCGACGTGAGCCCCGAGCAGCACGCGGCGTTCATCGGCGCCGAGTCCATCGGCACGCACTTCGGCCAGCACATCAAGTCGCTTCCGTTCAAGAAGTACCGCGCGCCGGCCGGCGACGGCCTGACGAAGCAGCCCGAGCCGGCCTGACATGCGCGCCCTCCGCATCACCGTCACCGTCGCGCTGCTGGCTGTCTTGGTCATCGTTGCACTTGGAGCCCATCAATGAGCGCCGTTCTCACCCCCATCAAGCTGGAGCGCTATTGCGCCACCGTTGACGACACGCGCGAGCACCTCAAGAAGCCGTTCCGAGTCGGTGACTGGGTCTACGCAACCAACGGGCACATTTGCATCCGCGTCCCTTCAGCCGACTTCGAGGCTGATGTGCTGGACGAGAGCCAGCGCATCAACCAGACCGCTCCGGCCCTGTTCGACAAGTGGCTGACCGAAGCGACCTATAGCCCACTCCCGGAGCTGGCGGCGCTTGAGAGCTGCTACAGCTGCAGCGGCAAGGGCTGGCACTGGGCCTACCGCTGCGAAGGCTGCACCGATGGCGAGTTCGTCCACCGCGGCCACACCTACGCCTGCCAGGAGTGCGAGAACGAGCCTTGCTTCATGGCCGGCTGGATCACCCGCTACCGCGAGGCCGATCGCCAGCCAACCGATGTGAAGAGGGAATGCGCGATGTGCGGGGGCCGCGGCTTCGCCGAAGGCAGCGTCGAGCTGAATGGCATCCCTTTCGAGCTGGGCTACGTGCACTGGGCGGCGCGCCTCCCCGGTGCACTGTTCAAGACCGCCGGCAAAGAAGACCCCGCCGCTTTCCGCTGGGACGGCGGTGAGGCGCTGTTGATGCCGCTGAGGTTCTGAAGGTGTCGCGCCGCGCCCGCCAGCGCCAGGCCGCTAGGCCGTGGCAACAACCACTCCCCGAGCCCGCCATTGACTGGCAAGCCCTCGCAGCTGATCGCGCGAAGCGCGAGCAGCAGCCCGTCCAACCGAAAGCCCCGCAATGAGCAACCACACCACGGCACAGCTTGTCGCCGACATCAAGGCCGCGCTCACCGAGCTCTCCCACGGCGCCAGCTACCCGGACCTCATCGCAGCCGTGGACACCCTGGGTGCCCGCGCAGGGGATGGAAAAACCCTGACGCTGCCGTACAGCATGGATCTGGACCCGGCCGGCATCCGCGCGCTGGTGTCCGACGCCATCAGCGGCGCCCTGGCGCTGGGCGCGCAGAACGAGAGCCCGGCGCCCGAGGGCCACTGGCTCGGCCACTTCTGGCAGCTTGGCCGGCAGCACGACGAGTGGCGCGCGGTGGCCCGCGCGCTCAACTGCCTGCCGTCAACCTTCAGCGACGCCAACGGCCATGTCCTGCGCGCCGCCGAGCGGCTGATGGCGGAGCGAGCCGCAGCCCCTGCCGTGTCGGCGCCGGCCTGGCAGCCAATCGAGACGGCTCCGACGGATGGCAGCACCATCATGTACTGGGTCAGCGCCGTCCGGTACGAGGAAGACGAGATTGGCGGGATTCGCAGCATTGACGTATCTGCGCCTGATTTCGGGTGCTGGGTGAATGTCGCCGCCGACGCCGGTTATCACGAGCCGTTTGCGGGCATCCCTGGCGACAACGGCTCACCGACGCACTGGATGCCGCTGCCGGCCGCCCCGACTTTCGCAGCCCCTGTCACTGGAGATGCGGCATGAAAAAGGAAATAGCCGATCAGTGGCTCGCCGCGCTGCGCTCGGGCCAGTACACCCAGGGCCGCGGAGCCCTGCGCGACTGCAAAGACGGTCAAGAGGCTTTCTGCTGCTTGGGTGTGCTCTGCGAACTGGCCGTGCTTGAGGGCAAGGCTGAGCGCTTCGGCAACTCGTATTCCGACTGCAAGGTTTTCCTGCCTCGCAGCGTCGCCGAATGGTCTGGCATGTCGCAGATCGACGGAAGCCTGCCAGAGACGATGGCCAAGCCCGCGCTTTTTCAGCTGAACGACGACAAGGGCTGGAGCTTCGAGCAGCTCGCCGAGCACATCGAGAAGCACTGGAGGCACCTGTGAGCCAGGACCTGATCCAGAAGCTGCGCGAGCTTCAGGGGGTGATCGCCAGGGGCGGCATCACGCGTCTGCCCGATAGCGAGACCCTTCGGCAAGCCGCCGACGCTCTGCAAGTCGCCAGCGCCGACAACCTGCGCGAGCCGAAGAACGGCACCGCTTGGCGCGTGGAGTGGTGGAACGAGTCGGCCCGCTTGATGCTGCCGGCCGGCTCCAAGCTCGACAACTTCACCTCCTACAAGAACGGCACGCTGATGTTCACCATCAAACGAATCCCAGCCCCTGGCGCCGCACCTGGCGAAGCCTGACCGAATGGCCGCCTACTACAACGAGATCGACCCCTATGCAGCTCAGTGGCTTCGAAACCTCATCGATGCTGGACACATTGCGCCCGGCGTCGTCGATGAGCGAAGCATCGAGGACGTGCTACCCGGCGACCTTGCCGGCTTCACCCAGTGCCACTTCTTCGCCGGCATTGGCGTCTGGAGCCTGGCCTTGCGGCGCGCCTGCTGGCCCGACGACCGACCTGTTTGGACCGGTTCCTGTCCGTGCCAACCTTTCAGCGCGGCAGGCCAAGGCGCTGGGTTTGATGACGAGCGGCACCTTTGGCCGGCCTTCTTCCACCTCATCCAAGAGCGTCGCCCTGCAGTCGTCTTTGGAGAACAAGTTGCAAGCAGCAACGTCGACCCTTGGCTCGACCTTGTTCAGGCTGACCTGGAAGCGCTGGGTCACGCCTTCGGGTGTGTCGCGTTCCCGTCTGCGGGCGTCGGTGCGCCGCACATCCGAGACCGCGCTTTCTGGGTGGGGATCGCCAACGGCGTCCGAACCGGGCGGCACAGGCGAGCAGTACCTGGCCAGGTGCGAGGGCAAGACCGGCAACACGTTCCCTTCGATGCTGGCGCACCAGGTCGCGTTCGCCAGTTGGCCGACGCCGACCACGACGACGGGTCAAGGCGGCCAAGCGAAGCGCATGGAGACGGGCCGGTCCAACCTGATCGATGCGGTGATGCTGGCCGGGTGGAACACGCCGACCACGGCGGTGATCGACCACAAGAGCCGACCTCCGGTCATCGGCAACCGAAAGCCGACAGACCCTCAGATTTCGCTGGCCGATCAGGCGTTTCACCTGTCGCGAGGCCCGGCCCGACTAACGGCCTCTGGAGCTCTGCTGACTGGCTCGCATGCACAGATGGACGGTGGCGGCCAGTTGAACCCGGCACATCCCCGCTGGCTCATGGGGCTCCCGCCCGAGTGGGACGCCTGCGCGCCTACGGCAACGCGATCAACGCCGAAGCGGCGCGGATCTTCATCGAAGCAACCATGTGAGGCATGACCCCATGACCGAATTCCAAGCCCCTCCTGGCGCAGATGCGCAGCCCGTCAACAAGTCGCCCATCGGCGACGAGGGCTGGACCCATTCCGAACAGATCGGACCGCCCGGCAGCTGCTACCTGGCCCAGGTTTTCGACCCTGAGGGAAACTGCGCGCTGACCGTCGAGCCCAGCGGCGACCCGGCCATTGCGACGCGCGTCGCGCAGATCTGCGCCGAGGCGCTGGAGGCGAAAGCCACCCCATCCCCTGTTCCTGCACCTGAGCCCTTCGACTCGCGAGGCCCGACCACGCTGGAAGGCTGGCGCAGCGCCGCCCTTGCCGGCGAGAAGGAGCGGGACTACCTGCGCGAGCGACTGAAGACCGTGGATCGCCACCAGGGCAAGGACTGCTGGTACTGGCAGAACGACGGCGAGGACCACCTGGAAAGCATGACCAACGCGCTTCCCGTCGTCATCCGTGCGGACCATCTGCGCGAACTGCTGAAGGGCGCCCAAGCCCCAGCAGAGGGGGATGAGTTCGGCGAGTTCGAGGACTTTGCCAGCGAGGAAGGCGAGCTGATGGCTCTGCCAAACGCATGGGCAAAAGATCGCCTGAGCGGCGAGTACGTCCATGCCTCAATGCGCATGGCTTGGCGCGCGTGGAAGGCCCGCGCAGCCCGGGCCAATGTGCAGCCCAAGGGGAAGGCGAATGAAGAGGCGCTGATCGACCTCATCAACTCGCACCTGACGGGCTTCTATTGGTGCGGCCGCGTTTGGGAGGCCTGGAACGTCGGCACCATGGGCGAAGACGACTTCACCCCGGCCGAAGAAACCGAGTTCGCGAGCGGCCTGGCTGCTGATGTTCTGAAGCTGCTCGGGACCGCAGCCCAATCCCCCGCGCCTGCACCCGCAGGGCCGGACTATCGCCCGCTCAAGACCAGCGCCGAAGGCCGTCAGGCCGTGGAACGTTTCTTCGTTGAGCGCCTGAAGCGCCACGACTTCACCGACTACATCCGCACCGCGCTGGCGGCTGACTTTGCCTGCGTGCTGGGCGGCTACCTGACCAATCAAATCGAAGCCCCCGCAGTACAGGCTGGGAAGGAGCAGCCGACCTATGCGCAGATTCGCATGCGTGCGGAGCTGCTGGGCCGCCAGCACCTGCGCACGGATGCCGAGGTGCATTGCCTCGCGGAGCGCGCCGGCTTCAAGTGGATCGAACCTGACGGCGATGAAGACGGGTTCCCTGGCGGCTTCGACATGAGCGACTTCAAGCACATGCGTCGGCTGGTGGATTCGCTCACGGTCGATTGCCAGTCGTGTGACGGCAGCGGTATGGAGGAGTGCGGCGACCCTGAGACGGGCTCAGTCATCGAGAACTGTGGGAGTTGCAACGGCACCGGCCGCGCAGCCCTGGGCGAAGCCCAGCCCCCGGTACAAGGTACGGGGCAGCCATGACCGCTCGCTGCAATCACAAGCGGTTCACGTTCGAGACCGAGGACTGGAGCAAGGCCGAGTGCTGGAACTGCCGCGCCAAGGGCAGCATCCGGTTCGTTGCCGATGCCGAGCCGGCGCGGGGCGAGATCGAGGCAGCGCTGCTCCGCTCGGTGGAAGACCTGCTGGCCTACGCAGAAGACGTGCTGTCCAACAAAGAACAACTCGCGTGCTTCAAGCCTGGCGTCGTGCAGGCCCATGTGAAGGCCGCTCACGCTGCCATTGAGGCCGCCACCTCATTGGTCACTACCGACCATGGCTGACGCGAACCGCAAACTCGCCCCTGGAGCAGATCGGCGCCGGCCGGTGCTGATGGGCGCCTTTGTCGAGTCCTACCCTGTCTCGGCCTGGACCCGCATCCCCAAGGACGTGTCGCTCGACGACCTGTGGCAAATCATCGGCCCGCAGGTGGACAGGCACCTGAACAGCCTGCCGCTCTGGAAGGTGTTCTGCGTCGTCTATTTCGAGGGCCTCATGCACGGCGCTGCCGTTGCCAAAGCCAATCCCATCCCCTCACAGGGCACATCGCCCACAACTTAAAGGAAATAACCATGAAGACGGAAATCATTGCCATTCTGGACCGCAGCGGCTCGATGGCGAGCATCGTTGCTGACGCCATCGGCGGCTTCAACACCTTCCTCGCTGACCAGAAGGCGGCGCCCGGCGAAGCGCGCATGACGCTGGCGCTGTTCGATGACCGCTATGACGTTCTCTACGCCGGCAAGCCCATTCAAGAAGCCGACCCGCTGACCGACAAGACTTTCGTCCCGCGCGGCGGCACTGCGCTGCTCGATGCAATCGGCAAGACCATGAACCTGCAAGGCGCGCGCATCAAGGCCGAAGGCTGGGCCGAGAAGGTGATCGTCTGCATCCTGACGGACGGCGGCGAGAACCAAAGCCGCGAGTTCACTCGCGACCAGATCAAGACCATGGTCACGCACGCCGAAGGCCACGGCTGGAGTTTCGTTTTTCTGGCCGCCAATCAAGACGCCTTCGCGGCCGGCGCGAGCTACGGCATCAGCGCAGCCCACACGATGGCCTTCGCAGCCAACGCCACCGGGACACAGACCGCCTATGCGTCCATGAGCGCGACCACACGAAGCCTGCGCGGCGCCCCCTGATCCCCATCTGCGCCGGTCGCACATAGGAAAGCTGCAATGACAGACCTACGCAAGATTGAAGCCGCCCGCATCCGGGCTGCCGAGGAAGCAGTTGTCGCGAGCATCCCTGCTGAGCTGCTGGAGAACATGCGGCGCGCCAATGAGCGCTTCGAGGCGGCCGGCGGCTGCCCCGGGTGCAAATGCATGCGCGTCGGCGTCCACCTCTTCGACTGTCCAGAACTCGACAAACCCGACTTCTACTGAGGCCATGACCATGACCGAACAACAGAAATCAGCCTGTGACTGCACCAACCCCTGGGCGCACGATCAATGCCACGACGCGCGAGGCTGCAAGGTCAAGCACAAGCTGTCGCAGGCACCGGCCGACCCACTGGACACGCCGCTGCCTTGCGACGTAACGGTGGGCCACGGCACCCACAAGAAGGGCACCAAGCTGCGCAGCCTCGTGGCGCGCATGCAGTTGCTCTACGACGACGCGCAGCGGTACTACCAGCTTGCCGCCGCGACGACCGGGCCGAACGATCCGCAGCACATCGTCAGCGCGCCAGACGAGGGCATGGAGCTGGCTCGACACCTTGTGGCGATGGCAATGCAGGAGTTCGTGGCGCACCACGCCAGCACCATCCGGGCCGCTCAGAAGATGCTGAACGACTGGAACCATTGGTACGGCGAGCACGGCGCCGCCATGCCAGTGCCGCCCGCCGGCATCGTCCGCACTCAGGAACTGCTGGAGGAGGCGCAGGCGGCCCTCGTCACCGACGAGATGGTCAACCGCTTCCTTGCTTGGCCCCTGCCGCCGACTTTCGCGCCTGACGGCGGCGTGTCGTTCGCGCCAACGGCGGGGACGCCCTGGCCCATTGGCACGAACCTCCTGACCGCAGAGCAGGCGAAGGCCATGCTGCGGCACGTACTGGGCGCCTGATCCCATCCCCCATTGCCAAGGATGACCATGAATGAACTCGACCCCAACGAATCGAACCCGGCCGTTCTGTGGGCGGAAATCGCCCGGCTGCGTGCGGCCGTCCAAGGGCCTGACGGCTACGCGACGTGGCAGGAAGCGGCCACGGCCGAGCGGCTGCGACGCGTGCGTGCTGAGCAGAACCTCGTTCACGCTGAGGCCGTCGTGCCTCGCAGCGGCATCATGGTCGCGCAGGACGAGGCCCTGAAGCATCGCGCAGATCACGACTACCTGCCGCAGGACCGGCGAGATGCGGTCCGCTGGGTGCCGCACGCCTGGGTTCTCAGCGCGATCTACGCCTATGCCGCCCAGTTCAATAAGCCCGACAACGCGGGCGACACGCGCCGCCTCGAATGGCTCGCGACCCACTGGGGCGGCAAGCGTCGCGACTTCTCGCTGCATGTGCTGACCCGGGGCGGCACCGGCGACCTGAGCGACATCCGCACGTTCGTCGATGACGAGATGCGCGTTGAAGCCTGACGGCTTCCCATCCCCTGCACCCAAACACCATGAAGAAGCTAATCCCCACCCTCGCGGCCCTCGCCGCCCTGTCCGGCTGCGATGTCGAGTCGTGGCACGCCACCCCTGAGCAGTACGAGCAGGCCAAGCTCGACTGCGCGCCTCACGGTGGCCTGATGAGCGTGGAGCAAGTCCACGTCTTCATCCGGCCCAACCGCGTGGATGCGGTGTGCAAGGGCGGCCCGCGCATCTCGCGGGAAATCTAAGCCCCTGCCGACGTACAACCATGCCGCTCACCCTCCACCTGATGACCCAGCGCGGCCAGCCCTACGGCAGCGAGCGCCGCTGCTGCGAGCAGTGCGGCCTGATGCTGGTCAACCGCCCCGATTCGTTCTGGAGGTCGCACGCTTGGACCGACCAGCCCGACCAGTACCGGCGCTGGGAGGCCGGCACCGCCAACGTGCCCCACGAACTGGTGCCGTGCCAGCCCGCCGCCTGACCCATTCTCATCCCCCTGCCGAGAGGACACCATGACCACCACAACGACTGAAGCGCTGGCCCAAGAGCCGACACCCGAAATGCTGAAGGCAGGCGTGGCCGCCGTCACCTGGGCCGAGCTGCAGGACGCGTCGAAGGCGTTCGACAACATGCGCAAGATCTGGCTCGCCATGTCGGCCGCCCAGCCCAAGCCCCAGGATGCAGACATAGCGCGCGACGCGGCTCGGTACCGGTGGCTTGCCAAGGAGCACGGCTGGTGGCTGCTGCAGCACTTCCCAGCGCAGTCGCCCTACAGCGAACCCAGCGAAGTGATCGACGCCGCAATCGACGCCGCACGAGGCGAGGTGCAGCCATGATTCGCGCGCTCATCATCTCCGGCTGCCTCGTCATCGTGTCCGATGCGCTCGGCCTGTGGCCGGCCGTCATAGCGGCGGCAGCCTACATCGCGGGCTATGCCCACGGCCTTTTCACGGGCAGCTAGCCCCTAACCCCATCCCCCGCGAGGGAACATCCGACTATGAACACCGACGACAAGAATCTGCTGGAGAAGGCGGCAAAGGCTGCAGGGGTCTTTCTGACGCCAAAGACGATGGCCGCTGGATGGGCCGAGTGCACATGGGACGACACCGACGAACCTGAACACATCAAGGGTGGCGGTATGCGTGGAACGGTGTTTTGGTATTCGGAATCAGGGGAGCTTGGAGGGACAGAAAAGCTCGAATGGAACCCGCTCGCCGACGACGGCGACGCGCTGCGGCTAGCGGTGAAGCTGGGCATCGACGTGCAGCAATTTGTTGACAGCCGCATGGTCGAGGCATGGAAGCACCCTCACCAAGCCTGCGGCGAAGACTACGGCGACGACCCGTGCGCGGCCACTCGCCGAGCCATCGTCCGAGCCGCCGCAGCTCTCGCTTCGGCCTGAATCTCAGCCCCTGCCGGTGCACCCTATGACCACTTTCACACAACGACCACACTCGGGAGATCAGCCATGGCTGAAGCAGGTCCGGTGATCGCGCCCGCGCGCTTCGTCACCATCGCTCTCTACGCCACCATGTGCGGCAAGTCTGAAGGCGCCCTTCGAAAGTACATCGAACGCGGCATCTGGCTGGAAGGCCGGGAGTACAAGCGCGACAAGATGAATATGGTCTGGATTGACACGAAGGGAGTCGAGCGATGGGTCGCGGAGACGGCGTAGAGAAGAGACCGAGCAGCATCCGGCTGTTCTTTGTGGACCAGCACGGCCGCGAGTTCAAGGAGACGCTGAAGCTCAACGGCGTGCCACTGAAGCCGACGGCTGCCAACTTGGCGCATGCGAGCCGAGTCGCCGCGCAGATCCGCAAAGAGGTGAAGCTCGGCACGTTCAACCTGGCGGAGCACTTCCCAGACTCCAAGCACGCGCTGGCCGGCCCGGCCAGCACCTTCGGCGCGCTCGGTGACAACTGGCTCGCCACCCAGAGCGACAAGGCCGAGGCGACCCGCAGTCAGTACAGGCTGGCACTGGAGTTCTGGAAGGCCAAGTTCGGCGCGGACACGCCTATCGACAAGCTACCTCATGAGCGCCTGGCCAGCGTCGTCGGCCGGCACCCGTGGCCATCGGCCAAGCTGCGGAACAACTACCTCATCGTGCTGCGCGGAACCTTCGGCCTGCACTTCCACGGCCGCAAGGCGCTGGACAACCCGATGGCCGGGATCAAGAACGCCCGCACGCAGAAGAAGGTGCCAGACCCCCTCACGGCGGCCGAGCGAGACGCCGTGCTTGCCGACATGCGCAAGCACTACGACGTGCGCGTCTGGGCGTACTTCGTCATCGCCTTTTTCACCGGCATGCGGCCTGAAGAGATCATCGCCCTGCGGTGGGAAGACGTCGACCGGCGCAAGGGCACGATTCGCGTCCAGCGGGTTCGCACCTTCAAGGGCGGCGAGCGCGACGAGACGAAGACATACGTCAGCCGCGACGTTGACCTGATGCCTATCGTGCTGGACGCGTTGAAGGCAGTGAAGCACTTCACCTTCGTCAAGCGGGACGATGCCGGCGTCGAGGTGGACATGCTGGAGAACCCGGTCACGAAGCGCCCGTGGCATGACGAGCGAAGCCAGCGCGATCACTACTGGAAACCGACGCTGAAGCGCCTGGGCATCCGCGCGCGACGCGCCTACTGCACAAGGCACACGTTCTGCACCGTCGCGCTCATGGGCGGCGTGCGGCCGGCGTACATCGCGCAGCAGGCCGGCCATTCGGTGAAGATGCTGCTGGAGACCTACGCGCGGTGGATACCTGACGCTGATGGCGGCATCGAGCGAGCGCGGCTCGCGGCGGCCCTCACGGCATCAACTTCCCCAGAACTTCCCCAGCTCAAACAGGGATAGAACCGCAGAAAAGAAAAAAGCCCAGCAAGTTCAAGAACTTACCGGGCATTTTCATCCTACCAAATTTGGTAGGCGCGATT